AGGAGCGGTAGGGGCAGGGGCAGGGGCAGGGGCAGAGGCAGGGGCAGGGGCAGGGGCAGGGGCAGCAGTGGTAGATGATGCTGGCGCTGTGGTATCTTCTGCTAATGCATATAATAATTCTGCTGCATCAACAAATCCTTTTTTTACTAAAATATTTGCTTCACGAATAATCATGTCATCATATAATTTAGATGATGTACTTTTTTTATTTACTAATTGCACTTTTTTCTTTAAAGAATAAATAGTTTCAATTAAAGATTCTAATTCTTTTCCAGCAAATAATTCGCCCTCTTCAGAGCGAAGAAGTTTTTCGGCAGAGTCTAATCTTCCTATTATTTTATTTCTTTGCTTTTCAATTATTTTTTTCTTTTCATTAGAAGATAATTCTAATGCAGCACTATCTTTTGCCGCATTGAAATCTAATGATTCATTCTTTTCTTCTACTTCTTGTTTAGGATGTTTTATTTGTAGAAAATATCCAGGACCTAAATTATCATTAGTATACCAAGTTTGTGCAAATTTATATTTCAAATGATTACCGCCTTCATAAAATCTTAACCAATTTAAAAAGTCATATGATTCAGTTTCACCCCAGTTGGCTGTAATTTCTTTAATCGAATTAACTCTATCTTCACCCTGTCTTTCTTTATAATAAATGTCTCTTACTGCATTTAGCCACTTATCTGTATTATGTTGTCCAGGTATGTGTGTATAATAATCTATATTAGGATAAGCTTGTTTTGAAATATCATTACTAAATTTAGTATAATCAATTGAGTTTTTATGAAAAAATTCATACATAGAATTAATTTTATTTTGTATTTCTAATTCACTATTATATTCTTGAGAATATGGAATATCATCAGAAAAACGTGATAATGCCAACATATCATTTTCTGAAAGTAATTGAGTATTTTTTCTAAAATTTTTTATGCTCATAATTTACTCATTGATTCTTTTAGTAATAGTTTCATTTAATAATTTAACTTCAGCTAGCTTCATATCAGTATTAATAAACTCTTTTTCTGGAGCTTTTAGTTTTTCCATTTTTTGATTAAAAACTTCCATAAAATATAAAGAAGTTTCTAAATCCATTTGAGATAAAACTTCTTTGATTACATCATGAAATACCGAAATATGCTGATCTACAACCTGTAAAGTTACATTATGTTGTACAATTTGATCTGCTGGAGATTCTGTAAATTTATAATATTTTTCTAAAATATTTCCTAGTGTATCAGCATACTCAATCAAAAGCCTATCAACTCTTGTATTTATATTTCTAGGATCTTCTTGAATTTCATCGAATACTTGAGCTAATCTAGTTTCAATAGCAATACAAAGATTAGAAATAATTTTTCTAACATCTATTTCTTTATCTGCTAATTCTAGCATTTTGCTTTTATAAGCAGAATTATTTTGAACAGATAAAGATAATTGATCTTCTGTGCTAAGATTAACTGCTTGCTTAGATTTAGATATGTCTTCTTGAATAAGATTGTACATATCTAAATAGTTGTCTTGAAAACTTTTAATAGATTTTTCAGATATAACAAACTTAGCTTCGCTAACATTAGTATATTTAGCTTTTAACCAATCATTAATATCCTTAGATGAAATGCCAATAACTAATTTAGATATTATTTCATCTTTGTCTGGATGTTCTAATATTTTTTTTAAAGCTGTTTTATTCATAAAATTTTAATAAATGGTTACAAATACATGCAAAATTATATCCAGATTATAACTAAGTTATGTATTTTATAACTAATAAAACAGCTTTAAATTAATTTAAGAATTACTTCCTAATCTTCCTTCACGAGTATCAAATATTGCATGTGAAGCTACCCCAACACCTTGTGTTTGATTGGCTACATCTCCTCCAGGAACTTTGCCACCATTTTCTAATGTAAATCCAGATTCATAATTATAAACTTTTTTATCCAATCCACATTGCCACATGTGCTCGCCTACTCTAGTAATTTGAGCACCAGCATGATCTGGGCAATATCTTGTGCTTAATGGATGCTCTAAAATTCTATAACTTTTAGTCATTTGACTATCATTAATTTTTTTTTCAACATCAGCTAGTTTATGAGTTTCAGCTAATTCTTTATTTGTATTTTTATATTTTTTTGCTAATTCTTCTAATCTATATTCACCAGCTGCTTTTTTTTCAGATAATAAAGAAGGAGTCGCTGCAATAGTAAGTAATAATTCATCTAATACAGAAGCTTGTTTTTTTAATTCACTATCGCCTGAGGCGTCAAAAATGGCAGCAAGAGATGCTATTTGCTCTACTGATTCTGGAGTAATTTTAGACTCAGCTGCAGGCTCTATTTCTTCAACTTCATCAGCAGCTTGTTTTAAAAGTGCGGCAGCTAAAACACAAGACTCTGCAACAACCTTCATACAATCTTCATTGTATTCAGATAATAATAAAGCTTCATTATTTGAGCTTTCTAACCAAGAGGCAATTGCATTTAGCATTTCAGATATTCTCATTATAATTTTCCTTATATTAACTTATTATGATTCTAGAGCCATAATATCATCTATTGTATATTCTCTTAACACATCTGAATCTATACCATTTAGAATACTAACAATATTAGTTGTAAGATTTCCTTGTGTTATTGCATTAACCATAGGAACTAATAATTTATTATCAGTAATAATTTTTTTCTTTGAATTATCTAAATTACTGCTAATATATGATGAAACTTGTGGAAATGTTAATTTTGGTTCTGCAGCAGGGGTTGATGGCTCAGGGCTACCAAAATATTTTTCTGTTTTTAATTGCTCTTTACTTCTAGATTCTGCAACTTTGGAAGAAATATAGCTTCTTAATACTTCTACGTTGTTTCTTATGCCCTGTAACTGTTTCCATTCATCATCTACTTTTTTAGCAATAATATTTTCTAATTCATCTCGATAGATATCAACGTTTTTATATTTTTCCTCTATTTCTTTTCTTATTTTATTTTCTATTACAGACTTTGGGCTTCTTAAGATATAATCTTTAAGTTGAGTATCACTACGAGAATCGTCAGACCATAATTTTTTAAAAATTGGAGTATACCAAGTATTTTGTATTAAAAGTACCATATCTGGTGATTGCTTAATAAATTCATTATAGAATCTTGCCTCTCTATCTAAGATTCTAACTACACCATGATATGATTCAGATGGCGTCCAGTCATTTGGAATTAAATCTGTTACAGATAAAAATTGTGCTTTGTTATGCTCTAATAATGGACGTACAACTCTTTCAGTATTGTCTAAGGGCAATAAGTCTTTAATTTTAGATTCTTGGTCTATTGTTAAGAATTTTTCTGATTTTACTTTATTAATAACTTCTCTAGCTTTGTTTGATGCTCTAGATAAAGTATGTAATGTATTAGTAATTTTACCTATTTTATCATTAATATTTCCTAATACTAATGAATTAACTTCTCCAACATAATGATAATTTTTCATTGCCATATAAAAATTATAATAAGTATTTATTATATGTAAATAGTTTTTTCTAGTATTTTGAAATACGTCTTCTCCACTTTTATTAGAAAGTTTGAATAATAATTCATGAACTTCATTTAAATTTTTACATAAATCATATAAATTGGAGCCGTCATTTAATTCGTTAATTAAATTATCAATTTGTATTACATAATTTATTACATCTAATGATTCTGGTCTTAAAGGCATATCTTTCATTACTAAACTAGACATTGGAGTACCAGTATACTCTTCAATAGTTTTTTCTTTTTGAGAAAAGAAATCTTTAAGACTTTCATCTTTTTTTGCTGCTGCTGCAGGAAACTTTACAATAAAGTCTTGAAATTCTGGACAAGTATCTATAGCTTGCTTCATGGCTGCTAAAATTTCTTTTAATTTTACCTGTGCCTTATCAATATCCATATATTCGGCAGCGGCAACAGCCATTTTAAGCTCAAATTTTCTTGCTATTTTAAATAATTTATTTAAGTTACTCATTGCTTATCCAAATATTTTTGCATTCATGAATGATGCGCCTTCATAAGTTTCATCCATATTCTTTCTATATGATGGTCTACAATTTCCATATTGGTCTTGATAAACCTTATGTACAGGTAATCCTGTATGTCCACAAATCATATGTTGACTACTAGCGCTTTTAACCATTAAAGAACAGCCAGATGATTCTGAAGATGCGGTTGCTACTTTACTACCAAGTCCATTCATAAAAATTTGGAATGCAGTTGCATATGCCTTTGCATCGCCTGTATTTAATAATACATTTAATGCATCTTCTGCCTTAGCAGTATTTCCTTCAGCCATAGCACTCTTAACATTTTCAATTAAATCACTTGGCTTCAATCCAAATTGAGGAGAAGCTACTGCTGCAACTTTATTGTCTGTTTCATTGTTTATATACAATTTGCTAATTGAACTCTTATCAAATGAAGACATCGATCCATTGCATATTAATAAAGATGGCTTTTGTAATTTTCCAGATGCTAATTTAACTGGAACTGTAAACGCTACTCTACCAGCATCTAAGGATACTGCATAATAAATTGTATTTTGATCGCTTGAAGTAACAGTAATTTGAGGATTCTTATAACCAAATCCTAATAAATCTCTTGCAATATTTTCTCTTGCAAGTTTAACTTTATCTTCTCCAAATTGGAAAGAAGCTTGACCATAAGAAGATGCAAATTTGGTTTCAAAAGATTCGAACTCATTATATTTAGGAAGTTCAACATCTTTTTCAGCTACAGCATCAATATTTAAACCTATAACTTGATTTTGTGAAAATTCAGTATCAGATCCTCTTGAAGCCTTAAGTCTAATAAGGGCGAGTTCTGCATCACTTACTTGTCTATTTTCAGATGCAGCTGAAATTAATGTTTCTAAAATAACTGGAGCATTAATTTTTAATTTTGAGCCTGCATTCTTCTTTAAATAATCTTTAACATTTGTATTATTAAGCTCTTGAGGTCCAGAGTTACCCATGAATACGGCAGCATGAGCTAATTTATTATTAGAAATTTCTACTGGAACATAAAAACTTGTTACTCCCTTTGGAGTCTCATAATCTGCTTTGATTACTAAAAACTTATCATTGCCATCATCTACTTTGATTGATGTTGGCTTTAAATTCCAGGCATCTAATGTTGAATTTACTTCTTTAGTAGCCTTATCTGCTAAAGATTGAGAATACATTTTTAATGGAAGATGCTTATCAAATACACTGTTTAAAGCATTAGCTAAAATAGGATCAGCTGATTCATAAGGATTAAGCTCCGCATCTACATGATTATTAACATAAGATTGTTCATCATCTTGAGCAGATACAGTCAAACCTAATTCATCTGCAAATAAAGTTGCAAATTTAGTATTACGAGAATATAATTTATTATAAAGATCTTTTAGTTCAGCCTTACGAATAAAAATAGTGTTATTATCAACCATTTTATCAATAACTCTTGACATTGTTCCAATGGTCTGGTCTTCTGGATAGGCTGCTACGTATTTAGCTAATTTTGAAGCCAAAAGTGGAGTAGCTACTTTTTCGTTATTATCAATATTCTTTGCTAAAGAACCAATTAATTTATTTATATTTTCGAAGCTCATTTAAGCATCCTATTCCGTATGTTTAGGCTAATTCTGGGTATTTATTTAATACCTCTTTTTTAACTGAAAGAGGCAGTTCTTTTAATAATGCTAAAACTAAATTTTTATTTTCAGCTAATTTAGAAGGTAAGTATTCCTTTACTTGATCAAGTTCAGTTTGAGGAATACCTAATTTACTTGATGCAATCTTAACAAGAGGGTCGCCTTTATAAGAAATTTGAATCGCTCCTGCTGTCTTTATTACATCAACTTGCCAAGGAGATGCGGTCTTTGACTCTTCTTCTGGTTGATATAAGGCAATAATATAATCACCATCATCTGCACTATGAACTTGCCATAGATTAGAAGAGCTATCATCTCCTCTAAATTTAACAATATCAAAGGCTACAGATTCTAACTGGTCCTTAACATCTGCTAATTTATATGCTTTTTTATAAATTTTAGACTCTAAATTTGAGTAATCTATTCCGAACTTTGACATTAAGTCTCCCATTATATATAATAATACCCTAACATAGATAAATAAATATTGATAACTATTGTATACTTAATTAGTCAAAATTATGCCTAAAAATACATTTTATACATTTAATTGATTTCTTTTTTCTTTACGATATTCATTAAAACAACTTTTACAATAAGTATCTAACCCAGATTTTGTATTTTTATTTATTCTAAATAAGTTAATAGTCTTAATATTCTTACATCTTCCACACTCTTTTAATCCCTCATCTGAATTATAATATAGCTTATCTTTTTTATTAGGCATTATCTTATTAATTTTATATAATCCATCTTTCTGCTCTATAATAGATTTTTTACGATGGCACAGAGCACAAAGAACTTGACATTTATTTAGTTCTTCATAAAGCACATTAGTCTTTCTACTTTTTAATTGGCAAGCATTATATAACTTTGTAGAAGGATCAATATGATCAATTTGCATATTAAATGCTTCATATTTATTACTACAAATTGTGCAAGGCTTATTTTTAAAATTATTTATTATTTCAATATTCCTTAATTGATGAGCTTTATATTTTCTAATATTCCCTAATGATTGGTTAAATCTGTCAAATGTTCTTTTATTGTGGCATAGTAAGCAAACTAAATCGCATTTTTTTATTTCTTCTATAATTAATATTTTAGGAGTATTATCTAATACCATCCTAGATACATCTTTGATTTTGTTGCCTTTTTCTACATTATGGTCATAATCCATACAATATGGTTCATATATTTTGCCACAATCATAACAAGGAACGTTAGATTTTATTTCATAGAACCATTTAATACGGGCTGCTCGTTTAGTATTTGTATAATTACGTAATTTATTTAAATTATTTCCTCTATATAATCTTCTATATTGAGCCCAGCACTCTCTACATCTTCGATCTAGTCCATCTTTACAGCTAGAGTTTTGACTAAAAAACTCCTTATTTCTATAAACTTTACACTTGGTGCATTGTTTCATTTCACCATTTTTCTTCACGACATTCTTGCATTCGCTTTAATATTTGCTTAATATTCTCGTCGGTCTCTATGATTTTACGAATCTTTTTACGAGCACCGCCGTAGACCTTCTTGCCATTCCTATAGTCTACATTTCCATTTAAACTTTTAGTAATAGAGCTTTGATTTACATTTAACATCTTAGCTATTTCCATTTGAGTATAGCCGTCAGAATATAGTCTAATTACTTCTCTTTGTCTAGGAGTTAATAAAGTGTCTACAACTCTCCAAAATTCTTTTTTTAATTCATCTTCTAAATCAATTAGATCTTCATTGTATGCAAATGGATTTAATCTAGCAGAGATGCTGTCTTCGTTGCAGAATGATTCCATCATGTCGTTTGAACAAACGGTCTCTAATAAAACATATTGGTAAGAGTCACTTCTATTTTTTCTTTTTTCCACGCCGCTCTCCTAGAGGTTTAAAATTTTATATTATGCCTTAATAATATTTCTCTTATTGTTGTCTTACTGCAACAATATTTTTTAGCCAACTCATTTCTACTTACATTGCCAACTTCATACTCTTTACATATATTTAATTCTTCTTCAATAGAAAATAATTTTTTAGTATTTAAACTATTATGATAATTATTCTTTCTTTTATTTACATTATTTCTTTGTAATATATCATCAATTAATGTTCTATTGCAGTTAAATTTTTTACCTAAAGCATACATTGAGTATTCTTCCTCTAGATATAGTCTACAAATTTCTTTCTCTGTATCTTCTGTAAATCTTCTTATATTTTTTCTTGGTTTTCCAATTTGAGATTTAGAAATTTTTGATTTCCAATCATTATCAAATTTTTTACCATAGTTTGTTCCAGGCTTACCTACAGAGGCTTTAGCTATGTTACTTTTCCATTCTTCTGATAATTTTTTGCCTTTCATGTGGTTAAAATTAGACTTGTAATATCTTTTCAAACTTTCTGATATTTTTTGCAAAACTTCAGGTATACGTGGAGTTGTATTGCCCCCAGCATTAATATTGTAGCCTTTATCTTGATTTCGGCTATCGTGCTGAATAATAGCTAACTCTTCTGATTTATCTGCATCTTTTTGCGTATTACAAGATGCTATTACTTTAAAAGTAAAATTATCTTCGCCGTATTTAGAGATGGCTCTAGTAATAATCTGATGCCCTCTCTTATATTTTGCGTTAGATTTATGTTGTGACCATCTTAACTTAGGATTTTTTGTTTGTCCTATATAAATTTTATTATTAATAATATTAGTTATTATATAAATAAAGTGCATAAAATTTTACTAAATAAGTAGATTTTATGCATAGATTAAAATTAGCTTTTAACTATAAAAGACAATTCTTCACAAGAATTATTTGATAGATATTCATCTACATCTTTATATGACTCTGTAATATAAAAATTATGTATATTTACATGTTTGCCAAATTTATCAATAATTCTTTTTCTTCCTTTTTCTCCAGCCTCATCATTATCTAATAGTAGGCACAAATTATTTGTATATCTAGAAATAAGAGAGACTTGATAATCTGACATTCCAGCGCTGCCAAGAGAGACTACATTATTAAATCCGCACTCTACAGCTTTAATTGTATCAAATTGACCTTCTACAATAAATGCACATCCTTTATCTAAAATATGTCTTTTATTTTCATATAATCCGAATAAGTGCCGACTTTTTGTAAAGTTGGTATTTGTATACTTCGATATTTTATTTTGCTTTCTTTCTTTTTCAGATAATAATGATCTTCCAACTATTCCTACTACATTTCCATAAACATCTTTATAAGGCATAATTAAAGGATGATGTTCAAAAAAAGAAAAATTAATTTTTCTTGGAAATAAGGAATCTTGAATTTCTTTACTATAGAATAATGAGTTATCATTTAAAATATCATTACCTACTAAAGAAGTTAGTACGGCTATATTTTCGATATTTGGAAAATATCCAAATTCAAAAAGTTCTTGGCTATTACTATTAATTCTAGCATTCAAATATTCTTTACAAGCTTGAGCTTCTGGATAATTATTTAATAAATATTTACAAGCTTCAATAATTTTAGATAGCATCTAAACCTCAAATATCTTGATTAGCTGTCTTTAATTTTTCTTTTAACATAATCTTAAATGGCTCACTTAAATGATTATGATTACTTTTACAATGAGGGCAAGATATTTCTTTATTTAAAATAATTGGTCTATCTTCTTTGAGACAGCGTTTACATTGTACTCCAAAAGAAATATTCTTCTTTTTTCTAAATTGTTTTGAAGATTTCATTTGTATTTTGGTAAAGTGAGTAATATTTGTTAATTCTTGATCACAAGAAGAGCAATATACTTTATCACTTGCAGGATCAATATATGGCTCCATTTGATCGCCGCAGCCTTTATTTGAACAAGTCATTAAAAATGGCATTTTTTATTCCTTAGTTTGCAACAATGCATCAATTAATTTAGTTGTATCTTTAGGATACTCAACATTTAAAATTACTTTTTGATCACCTAATCTATTTATACCCATTCTAGATATAATAAATTCATCATTATTTTTAGATAAAGGTTTAATATTTATACTAGTTTGTCCAAGCACAGTAGGAACAGATTTAGTACAACCTCTAATAGCTTCTAGTAAAGAAATATTCAAATTATAAATAACAATATTATTTTCTAATTTTAGATTTTCATCTTTAATTACATTAATAACTAAATGTACATCTGAAAACTGATCCATAGACATAAATTGTCCTGCAAAATTTCCCATTCCAGATAATCTTAAAATATTTTTATCTGATACTCCGCCAGGTATGTTCACAGATACAGCTGTAGTTGTATTCACATATCCTAATTCATTACAAGTTGTACATGATTTAGATTGAGTTCTACCAAAACATTTATTACATGTTTGTACAAATAGCATATTACCCTGTTGACTGCTAATTTGACCTTTACCCCCACATTTGTCACAACCATTACTAATAACTGTTTTGCCATTACCATTACAATCTGCACACTTATTTTCTCTATTAAATGAGAGATCTTTTTTTACACCTAAAACAGACTCTGCAAAAGTTATAGTTGTTTCTATTATAATATTATCAACTGATCTTGTTTGAGATACATTTTGATTTGCAAATGGATGCATATTAAAATGATCAAACGGATTGAATCCATGAAATCCTTGCATAGGATTAAATGCAGGCTCATCACTACCGCCTTTTTGAATTCTAGCGTATGCCTCATTTATTTTTTTAAATTTATCTTCTGACCCAGGCTCTTTATTTACATCTGGATGATATTTTTTAGATAAATCCCTATATTTCTTTTTAACATCCGATAATGATGTGTTTTCAGGAACTTCTAATATAGAATATGCTTCAGATAATCTCATTATTTTTTCTTTTTAATCTTATTTGTTAAAAGCATAGCAGAGTATAAAGCCACGCTTACACCATCTGCCATATCATAGCTTTCTGGTTTTATTTTGCCATTTTTATTTTTTTCATATGGAAATTTAATTCCTAAATGTTTAGAAACAAGCTCTGGCATATCTTCTTTTTTAGGAAGAATTTTATTTAATTTTAAACCATGTCTAATAGACATTACGCTATACATTTCTGGAGATTTAGATAAGTAATCGTGGCATAATAGTCCAATCATTCTATTAAATGAAGTTAAGGTTATAATAGTTTTTGCTGTAGATGCTCCAGACATAAATTGAATAATATCTTCAATTGCAATTATATCTGGCTGTACTTTTTCTAAAATTAATATAATTTTATCTCTTGTATGAGATAATCTTTCAATTATATTGCCTTTCTTAATTGGTTTAATATAATCGCAAGAAATAAATTTAATTTTAGAGTTATCCTCATCAATTTCTAAATGACAATATCCTATACAAGTAGAGCTTATATCAAAACCTAATATTTTTTTCATTAATATATGATATAACAAAAATATCATGATATTAATGAAAAAGGGCGAGATATCTCGCCCTTTAATGTTTTAATCTAAGGATTTTTTAATCAAGCATCATAAGATGGAAAGCTGTCTGAAAATTCATCTTCATCATCAGACATGCTTACTGCTGCAGTCTTAGTTTGTACAGTAACAGGCTTAGCTACAGCTTTCTTGGCTTGTGACATAATTGATTGCGTAGTAGTTCCACCATCTACTCCATTAATTTTATCTAGTCTCTTTTGAACTAGATCTGATGTTGGAGGTGTAACTCTTCGCTTAAGATCATCTAGATCAGCATTGTCTTTTAGAACTTGATCTGCAGCTGAAAGAGGTTCTTTAGAAATTGGTTGGACTGAATAGTATCCAGTAGCTCCACCATTCTTATCAACTACGATATCAATATCGTATTTGGTAGGATCGCCCCAGCGTTGAGTATTTCTTGCTAATTTTCTAATTTGAGAAAATACGGCAAATGAAACATCAAGAATCTTGTAAGTGCCAGTCTTACGGCTAATTACTCCTAGAAGCCATCTTGGCTTTGCTTTATCGCCTAGAGAGCACAAAGGGCAGCCGCCATGAATGGCTGAACAGTATACTTTGTTACCATATCCAGGATCGCCTTCTTTCTTGTACTTATGAACAAGGTATTGATAAGGCTGAGTTATAAGCCTCATTTCATTTGAACCTTCATCAAGTCTAAGAAACAAGTCTTTTGCATTTGAGACGGTTTTTGATGAATCTCCAAATACGTCATCACTCCAATTAATTTCACCGAAAGTTGTATTCATTTTGATCTCCTAACTGTTATTTATCGACTGTACACTAAGGTACTTTATTCTATTTAACATTATAATCAGACGTTATTTATTATTAACACATCAGCGTGTAAACTTTACATAACGAGTTCTCATATGATCTGTAGTACGAGCAAATTTAACACTTACCTTTTTAGCACGAAGCTTGTTAACAACTCTATTTAGTACAACTCTCAAAGCACTTGGCGATCCTGGCAAAGTATTTGCTTGACGCTTACCTACAGCCTTTACTAGGGCTGCAGATAAATCAGTCATTGTACCTGTCCAAGTACGAGAGCTGTGCTTGCGGAGTACACTTAATACGTTGTTAAAAACTACTTCATCTACACTTACTTGCTTGTTATTTGATACCATTTTATTCACCTTACTTATTAATTGTTAATTTATTTTACTAAAGTTGAGAGTTTGTTAGCATTAAAAACTAAACTTCTAATACTAACAACTCTGTGCCATGGAAGCCACATATCTAATATTAATTCTTTTGGAGAAGAAGTCAATACCTCTGAAAATGTTTTTATTATTTCTTCCTCTGAAAGATCAGAAAAAACGCCTTTCGCCATAATAAAACCATTTTGTGAGTCTGGCTTATCTATAGCTATAAATTTTTGAAAAGAATTTTTTTTATTTGATGCTCCATCTTGAAGCAAAGTAATTAAATATGCCGGCTTTTTATTAACAGAAGCTACTGATGGAAAACCAGAAACTGTACTTACTGTAAAATCTTTATCCATTATTTTGCCTTTCTACTTTTTTTCTTTGGTTCTTCTGTTTCTTCAGAATCAGTTGAATTTTTATTCTTTAATGCTTCTTGCTCTTGACGCTTTGTTTCCCATTTATGATCACGGGCTTCACTAATTTTTAGCTTTAACTCTTCGGCTAACTCTGCATTTTCTTTTATAGCTTCACAGAATTTACCAAATCCAACCCATTTCATTTCACCATATTCATGTGTTACGCTAGTTGGTTTTGTTACTATATTATAGTCTAAAGCCAATTGAGCTATTTCTTCGTGCTTATCAATAACGCCAACTCCGAAGTCAACTTTAAATTCACACTTTCTTGGCCAAGGACCAAACTTGCTCTTTTCAATAGTTGCTCTAATAGTTTGACCTATCTTATTATCCTTATCATCAAGTATCTTTGCATCAGCACGATTAACTGGCTCAAAATATACGTTAGCACTCAAAAAGTGTGAATATGTATTTCCACCAGAGAATGTATGGTCTACGCCATAAGGATCCATATTTGCCTTTTTATGATTAATAATAATAAATGGAACCTTTGCCTTACTGACTTCTAGCGAGAGCTTTCGGAAAGTAGTGGTTAGGAATCTGGCAAGTAGTGCCATGTTCATTTTACCTACTACTGAAACGTCTTCGCCAGGAGGAATGATTGAGCCTAAAGAGTCTAGTACGACTAAATTAATATTAAATTCGCCTGACATGATTTTATCAAGCAGACCTTCTTTTGCCTTACCTTTTAGAATATGAGTTTTAGCATCTTCTTTAGGAACTCCTAAAACCATTTCAAAACATTTACGACCATTAACAGCAGTATCGCCATCGACAATAATTACTTTAGATGTATCTACGCCTATAGTTTCTGCCCAAGCAGGATCAAATGTTTGCTCTGCGTCAATAAATACCTGTTGAGCTTCAGGATCTTCTGCCTGTGCCTCTTTCATAGCAATCATTGCCATAAGGCTCTTGCCGCTGCCTGGAGCGCCATAATATTGAATTAATCGCCCTTTTGGAAGACCTCCTGATGAAAGCGCATCATCTAGTGCTAGTGTACCTGTTGAGATTGCTGGCAGCCTTTGCCCAACGGTTTCATGAGCCATTCTAAAATCTAACTGCTCTTCTGAATCTGCATAACTTTTAAAAAATGCTTCTAATTTATTTGACATTGTATCTCCCTATATTTTATAATTTCGGGCTAATCACTTGTGTACCAAGTATATATCGGACGCCCATTTTGTCAATTTATTTTATAAATCATTCGTATCCTTCTGGAATTTTTTCTTTAAGCTGCGTGGGGCTATATCCTAAAATAGTTTTTCTAAGCCCAGCGGCAATATCTTTATAGTGATGATGTGATCTGATCAAAATATCATATTTCTTTTCTAAAACCATTTTACTAGCTTTAGCTTTAGCTAGTTTAATTTGCACCTCTTCAACTTCAGGCGCCGATTCAGAAAACCATTTTTTCATATCTGAAGTGGTTCTATTACCATTAGGCTCTTGGTAATTTAACGCCGCTTTGTTTTTTGTAGCATTTACTTTTGTTTCTAAATACCCTACAGTCTTAACAATCTTGCCTAGATACTCTGTTAAAATATCGGCTCCACGTAAAGACTGTTGTTGTAACAGTTCTGCGTGAGCTAAATCAATAGCGTCTGTGTATTGTAATTTGGTTAATACTTGTTGAATTTCAGTTAAATCAAAACTTACAAATTCTTCTTCTAATTCATCGCCTAATAAATCGCCTAATCTTACTTTTTGGCTCATTACTTACCTCAATATTATTTTTGTTTTTTATCTTGTATTTTATTAATTTTATCGTCAAGTTCTTTCATTTTATCTTTCATTTGACTACATATGTCATCAACTTGACTGTGCATTTGTCTAAGATGTTGATGTTGAAAAATTGACATTAAAAATAAAAATACTTCAAAACTAGTTTGTCTTTTTGAAGGCGGTTTAAGAAACATAATGATTCCATTTTCATCTGTTTCAAATAAATCAGTAAATAAATCTTCGCCTTTATTTGTTGGGGTTGTATAAGATTTTACAATTTTCTTATACATCGCCCACTCATCATCAGTAAGATCTACTTTTTTATTGTCTATTACTTTCATTTTTCACCTTAAACTCTAGAGAATCCGCCCTTACCTCTAGCATTTCCAGATTCAAAATTGCGTCTAGAATCTTGTAGACGATTTTGTAATTGTTGTAATTTTATCATATCTGCTGGATTGCTTGTATGTCTTGAACCTTTGGCACTATTTGCCATATTTAGTACAACTGATGGTATTTCATCCTCATCTCCTAAACTATTATTTAATGATGATGATATTTCATTTCCAGAAAATAATGAACCCATCTCTGCTACTGCCTCTGGATCTGCATCTTCTAACATTTCTGGAGAAATATATTCATTTTCACCAGATTCATCAACTATTGATGTTGATCCTGCTCTTTTAATTTGTAAAGCAAGCCTTTTAAGATGTTCAGTTTTTTCGGCAGTACTACGAAAACCATCTATATTTGGTTTAACTGCTTCTGCTCTTTTAAAGAATTCATTTGTACGCTCTTCTTCTTGAATTTTTTCAGCTTCAACTTCTTGTTCTCCAGCATCAGTTTTTACTTTAACAGTAAACTTTTTATCTTTTCTATCTTCAAATTCTTTTAATTTTTCAGAAACTGTTACTTCTTCTACATATTTATTTAAATCTTCTTTTGGTAAGAATTCAATAAGCTTATCAGAATCAGTTTTTATAAAATTATAATTAGACAATAACCAATCATTTAATTGAGCTGGATATTGCTGTAATTTATCCATTACATCAGCCAATGATGATAAAAGATTTTTTAAATGCTCTTCCATAATATTTGACCCGCAAAATGGACAAATATTTTTATCAATAGCATATTTCCATTTAGGATTAATATCTACTTCGCAAGATATACATTTCATGATTATTCCTTATAATTTAGTAGTATAAGTTTATATATCAGTCAGTTTCTACTTCCGAATCTAAATCAATAAGACCCTGATCGTATAAATTATCCTCTATTTGTTCCATTAAGCTTTGGATATTATTTATATTTTTAATCTTAGTTATTTTTTCTTTTGACTCTTTCAATGAAACCTTTTTAGCTTTTAAGTCTTCTGGCACAGAAGGCATCTTTTTTATATCAAACAAATTATCAAAAATAATACCTACCTCGTCTTCATATAAATTTACATTCCCAGAAAAGTGTAAAGCAATACCAGAATCAAATACTGCCTTGCTATCAATTTGTTTAATTCTTTTCTGAACTTCTTTCCATCGATCAGGAAAAATAGTACAGCTACAATAATCGCCATTTTTATCTTCAATTACCGCTTTAATCATAGGATGACCATAATATTTGCTGGTTTCTTTTTTGACTTTAAATTCAAAGAATGTCTTTAAAATTCCTTTAATTGATTTTACATTAGACTTTTCCTTCATTTTTCTAATTTGACTAATTGTAAAATGTTCATCTTTAAAGAATGAATCATAAGCTGCTGCAGGTTTGCATATAAAAGCTTCTCCCATATAATGTTGCTCTAAAGCATATCGCTCTGCTACGCTCCATTCCTCTTTATTTTCCCATGGATATTTGAATTCCTCAGTACTAGGATCGTGTCTTTTTAGCCAGACTTGTAATTTCTTTCTATAGTCTGAAATGTATAAAAACATTAATTTTCTTGGCAGATTAAAGCTATCTAAAGCCCCACTAGCAATTAATGCCTGAATATTATTTGCTCTAACTTTTTTAGAATCTACTCTGACCATAAAATCAAATAAACTATTAAATGGACGTTTTTCTATAATTTCTTTAATTGCCTCTTCGCCTACAAATTTAATAGCATCTAATCCTGTAATTAACCTATTGTCACCTACAATTGCATAAGATAGTTTAGATTTATTAATATCTGGTGGAAGAATTTTTATTCTATTTTTACGTAATTCCTTTTTAATTTTTTCTATGTTTCTACTAGCATCTGGTGCATTTGAATTTACTTCCTGCATCAAGTTTGCCAACAAGAATTCAACTGGATAATGAGCTTTAAGGTAAGCTGTTTTATAGCTTATCATGGAATAAAGAACAGAGTGAGAGTTAGATGTTAACATTCCATTGGATAAATAATATTGATGATCGGGATGTTCGACCTCTAAATCGTATGTTTGATAATTTCCTACAAATGCAACAGACTTAATATTTGACATAGTAATACCTCGACTACACTATAATTATAATAATTAATAGCGCAACCACTAAAAATGAATCAATTATAAGAAGAGCCTATTTTATAAATTCCAGGCACATTAAAATTTAATATTCTAACAATTTCATCCAGACACTCTTTTTTAAAATATGAAGCGTCATTTTTTACCTTATTAATAATTTTTGTAGAATAAACGAATTGATCGTAAGATACTCGTATTAAAGTCCAAGTATTTTTTGAATATAATTATCTAATGTTCTATGCGATTTTCCCATGGCTACCTACTACGATTGATAAGTCATCTTTTAAAATTTGCCATAGTGGAAGCATTTCACCAGTCTCTACTGTTCTAAACTTATGATCTAGTGTGCATCTAACTTTTTCACCAGTTTCTAGTTCTACCTCTACAAGACGTAGAACCCCATGATCATGGTTATCTTTAACTTGAATAAAGATATCTTTTTGTGTAATCTCGTCTCTAGACCTTACGTAATCTCCTGGCACAACTTCACCTATTGGTTTTGACTGCAAGAATTTGCCGTCTGAAGTATATATATCAACGTTTTCAAGAAAGGACAAGGACTGGTTAAATCCATAGCCCTGAAATTTTTCTACGACCTCGTCCCATATACGTTTTGCAATTTCTTCATTGATATTATTCTTAACCGCATCGGCAATAAATTCAGATCGCCATTGTTGAACTTTTTTTGGATTCTTGCCCTTTTCTTTAGTTAATTTTCTAAGACGGTCAGCAGAATGCAAGCTCCATCCAGCGATATCTTGAGCTAAATACATTAGAGACTCTTCATATAATCCGAATCCATAAGTGTTATTGAATGCTCGACCTAAGTTAGGATGCAATAATGCAAATTCTTTTTTGCCATCTTTAGTGTCAATAAAATCATTACGCATATCTCTAGCAGAAGGTCTAGCTAAAGAGTTTACATAACTAATATCATTAATTGATTGAGGCTTAATTCTACGACATAAATCAATAGTGCCGCCACTGGTTCCTAATTGAAATACTCCGAATGTATCTCCTTTAGATAATAAATTATATGATGGCTCATCATAAATTTCATAATCCAAATTTTCTGGAGGCATATCTTTTCCAGATTCTTTAATCAATTGCATAGTCTGACCAATAATATCTAAAGTAGACAAGCCCAGTGTATCCATTTTTACTAGACCATTTTCTTCTGCTTTTTCTTTATCATATTCTAGTGCTAAAGCGCCATCTTTATCTTTTCTTAGTGGCACTAATCCTGTTAATGGTCTTGCTGAAATAATAATTCCACCTGCATGTGTAGACCAGGCTCTATATTTTCCACAAATATCCTTGTACTTTAGTAATTCTGGATATTGTTTGCAATATTCTGCAAACAAAGGTATCTTTTCAAAAGCATCATCAATAGAATGTATTTCTGAAGGTATACAATCAGCAACATCATTTCCTATTTTAATTGCAGAATCTCTCGACCCTCCCAATTCACAGGCTCGTGCAATGTCTCTAACATACACTTTAGGAGTGATAGTGTTTACGTTAGATACGTGAGCAACATGATCTTCTCCATATTTGTTTCTAAGATAGTTTTGAACTTTTTCTCTTCCAGAAGGTGCGAAGTCACTATCAATATCGGGGAAACTGCTTTTTTCTTTATTATGGAATCGGGCAAAGATTAATCCATATTTAATAGGATCAGCTTGATGGATTCCTAATAAATAAGCAATAAGAGACCCGCCTACTGATCCACGACCTTCGCCTACAGCGATATTATTTCTTTTAGCCCAAGCAATATAATCCGCTACAATTAACATATAGCTAGAAAAACCGTGATATTCTAAAACGTCTAGCTCTTCATCAATTCTATCATTATAGATTTTTAATCTTTCTTCATTTAAATCTTTAATACGCAGTGGCAATTTTTGTTGACATAAATATCGTAAATATAATTTGTCCTCATCTATTTGTTGAAGATCAGTAATTTGATTACTTTTCCAAGCTATGAACTTTTCATATTCTGGTTCATCTTTAACTGGAAAGATAGGTAGTTCTTTTCCTGAAGGATTAGAGAATTTAGGATCAATCCATTCAGGTATTTCACACATGTCTGAAAAATAAATAGTATTTTTGCATATTTCTTCTGCAAATTCTTCGCCATAATTTCTACTAAAAAAAGATTTTATTTCATCTGCAGATTTTAAATAGAAATCTGAAACAGTATATTTTAATCTAAAATTAGAATATTTTGGCTGATGAGATCCAATACACAAAAATACATCATGAATATCATGATCTTCTTTTGTTAGATAATGAGTATTGCAAGCAGGAATAACTTTAATATTATGCTTTTTCCCTAAATCAATTAATCTTTTATTAATGAATTGTTGGTCAATTTCATCATTAAATACATTTGACCCTCTTTTCATATTATTAGGCTGAATTTCAATTCCCAGTCTATTATCAAATATATTTTTTAGACGAAGTAATGTTTGTTCTGCATCGTCAAATTTACCTTTCATTAATAATTGACTAATGATTCCATTACCACATGCAGTTAAACAAATGAGCCCCTCGGAATATTTTTCTAATAATTTCCAATCAATTATAGGATAAACTTTTTTGCCTAAAAATGCCCCTTGGTCAAAGCCTTTTTTATTAATAGTTAATAGGTTTTTATATCCAACTGAGTTGGTAGCAATAAGTACAATATGTCTAAATTTATCATCACTATTAGATGCGTCATCTTGAAAGTAACATTCGCACCCAATAATTAATTTAATTCCAATTTCTTTGGATGCTTTCCATGCATCCCAAGTTCCAGCTAAAGAGCCATGGTCTGTGATTGCAATTGCATTTTGTCCAAGCTCTTTAGCTCGTAACAATAAATTTTTTGGAGAACAAATTGCATCTAAGATAGAAAAATAAGTTTGATTATGCAATGAAACAAAATCTGTCATACTAATCCTTAATTAATTTTATATTATAATATCTTACAACGTCTTATAAAAAGATCTATAAAATTTAATATTTTATGTGTAGATACCAGTGAATATGGTTTAAATAATTTATAACACTACATGACTAATGTATTTTTTAAATATTTTTCGTCAAGGTGCATATTTTTTTCAAAAATATCATCAATTATTTTAAATTGTTCTTTCCAGAATATTTTATTAGGGCTTTTCTTAAGTAAAACTTTTTTTATGTCAAAAAATGATAATCTCTTTTTTGAAAATAATAAATGAGAAATTAAAGTAACGTCATCCCAATATTCTTTTAATTTATGTAAAATTTGATTTATTTTTTTCTTTTTATATAAATATCTTTTTTTACCAGGAGCTACAATATTATATTGTCTAATCAATGCTGCTGCTGATAATGTATCATCAGAAGAACCATCTCTTAAAAAGATTGGAAACTTATCTGATCCAGATATTACTTTAAAATGATATTTCTCTGCAGTTAATCCAGCATACTTTATTCCTATTTCTGAATCAACTAAAGAAAACACCAGATTAGCATCTTTAATTAATGCTAAATCTGGCGTTTCATAGCAACAAAAGCCTTGTATTCTTTTATTTTTTTTATTTTTAAATATAAAAACATATGGCACTCTCATGCCACATAACAAACTATATATGGCATGACCAGCTTCATGATATGAAGTTGATATCATTTCATGGATATTAGTAATCTTTTTTCTTATATCAGATATAGATCTAACTCCATTATTAGCCATAATTTAACCTATTTGATGTAGTAAGTTCTCGAAATCATTAAGCTTTTTTTCGCAATCTTGCTTTTTACACTTAATTTGAAGTTTATCAGAGCCGAAAGGTCCTGTTATTATAAAGTCCAAATTATCGACATATAATATGCCTGCTTTTGTAAAATGTTCAGATTCTTTAAAACCTAACTTGTTTAAAGACTCACAAAATAATTTATCTATAGGCTTATCTATTTTAAAAATAATTGTTTTTCTACCACAACAAGCTTGAATAGAGTGTCTTTCTATTTTCATATTTATTCTTTATCATCTAAATCTACGCCCTTTCCTTCTAATAAATAAAGAGCATATTTAATTTTGGCAGTTTGTACTTTTAAAGCGTCACGATATGGTGCAGCATATTCTTTAACTAATTCTTTTGCACTATTTAGTTTGGAGTCTAGATCTTTTTCCTTATCTATAGTGTAGATATTTCCTTCACAAGTTATAATGATTTTTTTTAAATCATCAGTACTTGCAGCCTCGGCAGTATCTTTAAATTCTGGCAAATCTTTTAAAATTTTTGCCCACTTTTCTGGGAAACTATTTGGTGAATCGGTGTTTTTCTTACTCATTTAAATTCTCCTCATTCAACTACTTTAGCATTTTTTACAATAAAATCAACTGTGTGCTCATCTCTAATTCGAGAGAAAAGTATTTGTAAATATCCTGTTCTACTCATTTCTTGCAAAACTTCATCTATTGAAGTTGGCAACTTATTATTTAATAATGTCCTCTTAACTATTTCAAAAGTCTCTTGATCAGTTAATTGGGCTTCTGGTTCAAGTTCACGTATTTTATCTAGAATAAGTGAAAGTTTTACATTTTTTTCAGACATTTCAATATATTTTTCTTTATCTACATCTGGCAAAGTTGCCCAATCTACTTTTGATGCATGTGCTAAATATTGGGCTTCTGACAAAGACATCCAATTAGGGACATCTATTTTATTATCTTCAACTAGTTTTCTAGAAACTGCAACACTTAGATCTGATCTAAATTTATTATTAATTGTAGCTTGAGCAGAGCCCAAAACAAATTCTTTAAGTTCTGAAAAAGTATTTTTGCCTAATTTTGAAGCCATAGCGTCATCTAATGCGCAGGGAACTGTTTTTGAACCCATATGCAAAGTAACTTTAAATTGCACTGTTTTTCCTGCTAGAGATGGTAAGCCAGTTTCTGGAGCTAATAAATTAAACTCTCTTGTTTCTCCAACCTTCATGCCTAATAAATTTTCATCAAAAGTAGGAAGCTGGCTTTTACCAACAGTAAGCATTTCATTTTCTGCTGTCAAGCTGTCTACGGCTTGACCATCTACAGAACCAGAATATGAAATCATTATACTGTCACCTGATTGAACAAAATCAGAATCAGTGTATCCAACAACTTCACCATATTTAATTCTAAGATCTTGAATTATCTTTTCTGACAATACTGATGCGTCTTCATCTTCATGAGGCTTTGGCACTTCTAAATGAAGATATGGCTCAAGTTGAAAATTTGGTTTAGTATAAACCTCAAATTCGCAGCTAAACTTTCCGTCACCAAGCAAAATCATTCCAAATTTTGGAGCACCATGAGGTTTAATTTCTTTTTCAAATAATGTATTGTGAAAAGCCTCTTCAGCCAATGCTCTTTTTAGAGAAGAGTCAATTTGTTCTCTATAATACATTTTAATAGAATCAGTTGAAGCTTTTCCTGGTCTAAATCCTGGAACTGGAGCTTTTTTAAAAATTGAAACTACTTCATTTCTTTTATTTGATATTTGTTCAGGGCTGGCTTGATAAGAAACTCTTAGTTTACATGGTTCAATTTCTGTTACATTAATTTGCATTTTTCCTCTTTATTTTATTTAAATAATTACCAATTGACTTGACCATATATCTTAGATGGATCAAGTTTTTTTCTACCTTCTTCACATACTTCAACAAAGTCACAATATCCACAAAGTGGTGATGGATTTGCGGCAAATTCTTTTTCTGATAAAATTTGCCTTGCATATTCTATATATTTATCTTTAATTTCTAATATTTGTGGAACAGAAAATTCTGTAGTAATATACTCAAAGTCATGTCTCAATAATATATATGAGGCTCTTACTTTAGTAATTGTTGGGTCTTCAGTCAGCATAACATAAGCATAAGTTAATAACTGAAAAAAATCATTTTTTAAATATTTTTTATTTTTTACTGTTTTGTAGTCGCATACGTGTGGAACATTATCAGCATCAATTTGAACTCTGTCAATCATTCCATTTAATATTATATTTTTATCGACTTCAAAGAAAAAACTTTTTTCACACGCAGTTACATTTGCAGGTAAATTATTTTTTTTATCTTGACTTACTATTTGTAAATATCTGTTAATAATATCCCAGCATTCTTTTTTCATTTCAGAAGTCATTTTATTTCCATATTCAGATAGTGCTGTTTTATAAGCAATACCCATTTCAATATTAAATGGTTTTTCTGAATGATCATTAATATAAGCATTATGAAAATCTTCTAAAACTTTATGACAAAATTTTCCAAATATATGATAATCTCTTTCTTTTTTAGGAAATTTTAAAATATATGAAAAATGAAATTGCTTTTTACATTGTAAAAAACATTTTGTCTTGCTTACAGACAATCTTAAATCTTCTGACATTATGTTATACTTTCTATTTTTAAAATGTGTTACATACTATATATCAGTATGTAATAATTAAAATATAAATGGCAAATTAAGTTTTATTAACTTCAAATTAATTATATAATATATTAAAAAAGTACTCTTCTTGGAAAATTAACCCATTGAAATACAAATCCTGCACCTTTTTCTTTTGATACTGCAACTCCTGATAAATTACCATCAAATGGTCCAGTAGGTTGATATGGTGTTTTAGAAATAATCCATTTATTAGTCCATGTATCTAAATAATAATAAGTCATGGAATTATCTCTTGGATTATAATGAGATCTTAAAAAAGTTCCATTAACAGGCGGAGCATCTATACCCGCTGTATAATAATTGTTTCCATCTCTTGCTTTATTAGGGTCTTCTAAAGAGAAGAATTGTCTATTTATATTTGGAGGATCTTCTGGATTTTCTTTTTCAAAATCTTGGAAAATTACAAATGCACGAGGATCAAATGTAGATGTAAATTGAGAAGTATATTCTGGAATAGCAGGTTCTTGCTCAATTTTTACAGTGCCAGGTAATGTGCCTACGCCTATTTTAGATTCGCCTTCAGCGTTTCTAGTAGAATAAACTATACTATAATTTTCAATATTATATGGATTATTTGTATATCCTGTTTCATATCCGTCTCCATCAAACCCTGTTGCAGTAGAAGGTATTTCAGGATTATTTACAGTTATTCCGGCATCTCCAGGATTTAAATAGGCAGTATCTGGCTGAATTGGGTTAGTACCAAATGGATATAATCCAGGGATTGCACTTTCAGCCTCAGCATCTGTTGAAGAATGTGGAAGCCTAGCATTATTTAATATATTAGTAATATATGTTTCAGTAACAATTAAAGAGTAATCTATGCCATTAGTTGCAAGAACTTTTAAAGTAATAGATAAATTACTATTATATTGTATATTTATTGGAGAGGTATAAATGTTACTAAATAAATCAGGCTCTGATCCATCTAATGTATAAAATATAGTAGATGGAATATTTGTAGATATAGATACTGTTTTAGGAATACCAAATACTACTTGTTCTTCAGATTCTGTAATTGAAACACTTATGACTGACATTTTATACCAAGTTAAGGAATTTAATATTTTTAGGTGTTAAGTTTCTTTTTAACATTAATCTATATATTTTATGAGCAGCTTTTCTAAATACTTTTGCCATTTGCAAATATAGATCATTACCTTCTCTTCTATACAGAATTATGAACTGATTATAATATTCCAAAAGCTCTAAATTTGGAGATATTCCTGAATACTCTTTTTTTTGCATTTTCATTAATTTATTAACAGAATAAAACAATAAAAAGTTATAGAACTTTTCTTCTCCTCCTGATAAGTACTTTGGTACGAATTCTTTTTTAAGTGTGTCCACAACCATAATAGTTATGCAAAAATATACTTATTATTTTGCAATAATTAGATTATTTATAAATTTTCTTACTTGGTCATTAAGATCATCTAAAGTTCCATTATTGTTGACTATAAAATCAAATTCGGAATTAGGGATATTATCCTGTTCGGTTTCACTGCTATGATTAATTATAGCACAATCATCTCTTGTTATTTTAAGAGTTTTGAATCCTTTATTTTTAATATGCCTAAATTCATTTAAAAATCTGCAGTCAGTTAAAATTACAGCGTTATGTGTTTTATTTTCATTTAAATTAAAATCAAATACATCTAACCATATATCTGGTTTATAATTACGACCAAGACCGGTTCCAATATCAATCAATAATTGCCTAACAGTTAGCTGCTTTTGATCTTTAAAAGCATTTGGTATTACAGATGACCTATATTCTGAAGGTCCTGTTAAATACTCTTCTGGCATGGTTGGAAACATTATTCTAGCTATAGCTTTTACAGGATCCGCAAATGCAACATAATTGCAAGAAATAATATCATGCTTTGACAGCTCTTTTCCAATTATTTTGGCAACTGTATCTTTTCCTGATTTAGCTTTTCCGCAAATAGCTATTTTGTATTTGTACATATAATCTCAATATGAATTAAAAACTCTTGCTCGACTTATCATATTTATATCTTGCTCAACCAATACTGAATGTTTAAATTTATCTTTTAAACGATCATTGTGAGTGATAACTAAAATAGTAAAATCTTTTTGAAAATGTTTTACAATATTTGCAAAAGCATCTACACTAGCTTTATCTAAAGCCTGATCAATTTCATCTAATAATAAAAATTTAATATTAGTACCTATCATTTTTTGTAATAAAAATGATAGTCCCAACTTAAGGCTAAAAGTTACAGATAACTTTTGTGCGCCTGATAATTGATCATATTGCCTTTCTTTGCCATTAAGAAAGTAGTTTATATCTAATGTTTCAGCTTCTGAGCCATCTGTTTTTGTTTTTTCAGTAGCAAAATTTAATTGTAAAGCAGGATTTAGTTGTATTAATAAATTATTAGCTTCTACTTGCAAATCATCTAATACATTTTGTATAATTAAATTAGGTATCCCTGTAGAGGAAAATGCCTGTAATACATTTGGATATACAGTATATTTATTGTTTAATTCTTCTAAAGATTTTTTCAACTCTTCTTTTTTTATTTTTTCTTTTTCTTTTTGCTCAATGTTATGAGCAAGTACTGCTTTTAATGAATTATTATGAGATAGCTCTTTATTTATTAGGGCTATTTCTTTATTCAAATTATCAATATCTACTGATTGTTTTTCTATAAGTTGCTTTATCTTATTAGATTCTTCTTGAGAAGAAGATTGAAGGTCTATTAAGTTTAATTTAATTTTTTCTTCAACTTCTTTCAAATCATTTTCAAATTTAGATAATAAATCTAAATATTCTTTATGTAGAGCTTTTTTATCTTTTAACTCTTGTTCCTTAAAAGATATACTGTCTATAATTTTATCTAATTCTTTTTTTGAATTATTAAGATAGTTAATATCTTTTTGTGCTTCTAACAATTCAGAATTTAATAGCACATTTTCTTTTTTTAAGAGACCAATATGTAATTGGCAATCTTTTAACTCTTTATCAATTTGTAATTGACAATTAATTTTATGCTCATCAGACAATACTTGCCGACAATGACGGCATTCGGCATCTAAAGGCAATGGTATTTTTAACTCTTCAATTTTTGAAATATTATTTTGAATAATTACATTATTTTTAGTTAAAGATTCTTTTTTTCCATTAACAATTTCATTTAATGAATTTATTTGATCATAGTTAATTTCAGATAATTTTTCTTTAGATTCTTTTAATTTTTTTAAATCTGCAATGACTTCATTAGCGAATTTAATAATATTACTTTTTTTATCTGTATATTCTTTAATAGACTTTTCTATATTCTTCTTTTCTGTATTTAGATTATTATTAGTAATAATAAGACCAGAAAACTTATTTTCTAATAATGAGTTTTCCTCTTTTAGCTTATTTAAATTATTGTTGTAAGAGTTTAATTCAGATAATTTATCTTTTAATATTTCAGATTTATTAATAATTTGCAAATCAATATCTGATAATTGACCGGATAAAGATTCTAAATCTTTTGCTGGATCTTTTAAATTTTCAATTAATGTTTGATGTTTTTCAATATCTTTATACAAAAGATTTGATTTGTCTTTTGCTATTTTTTCTAGTTTAGAATAAATAGCTAAATTTAAAGCCTCTTTTAGAATTCCTTTTCTTTTTTCAGGAGTGGCTGTTGTTAATCCAGAAAAATCATTTTGTACGAAATGCACAGTTCCTCTAAAAGATTTAAAATTTATTTTTAAAAGTTTATTTAAATCTTTTTCTGTATCAATTGCTCTTCTTCCAGAAATGTCCTTCCAATATTTTTCTTCTATAATTGGAATATAAATTCCATCATAATCTTTATTTTTTTTATGTATCAGGTCATTAGATTCTAAATCTATAGAAGTTCTTTCAAATAAAGAAATATCTGTTGTTCCTTTTTTTGTTCTAGTCCTAACTAATCTATATTCTTTTTCTTCAGAGGTAAAATCTATTGTAATTTTACAAGAAGCCGCATCATCTCTGATAATTTTTTCTAAATTAACATCTGCTTGATTAAAAAAACCATATTCAATAGCTTTAAATATAGTAGTTTTACCTACTCCATTAGAATATAAATCATTATTATCTACTTTTCCTAAAATTAATGCTGAATTAAATTGTGAAAAATCTATATAGCTAGATTCATGGCACATGAAATTTTCAATATAAAGTCTTAATATTTTCATTCTTTTACCTCAGCCTTATACATATTGTATATGTCCATAGCTAGCTCTATAAATTTCTCTCTATCTTTATCTTCTACATAAGATAATGAATATCTTTTTATTGCGGAGTTAATATCCATTTTATTATCAATAGTATTGTTACTATCTTTTTTTATTATATTTGTTTTCTTTGATTCAGATATTCCAGCAATATTAAATGCGCCTTTTTTATTAAGAAATTTTTCTATATCCGATTTGTTAACAGAATTTAATTGTGAGTCAGATAAAGATATTTCAACTTTAACTATTGCTTTATTGATTTCATCTAATTTTTCAATCTCTTCTAAAACATATTTTGTTGTATCTACTGTATCTTTAGGCACAGTAATACTTAATTTTTTTAAAGATCTAGTTGGCAAATATTTTATTTCAAAATCTTTATTAGAAGATAAACAATTATATACTACTATATATTTTTTGTGATCAGTCTCTCCAAAATTAGAAAGATCCATACTTCCAATGTGAGAAACATACGGGTTATTCTTTTTTAATACTTGAGGTTTATGTACATGACCCATCCATACATAATCATAGCCTGTAAACATAGATATTGGACAAAATAGTTCATTTGAAATATCATCTATTTCGTCGCCAATAGGTATAGAGCCTTCTAAAGCTAAATGTCCTACTACAACTTTTTTATAAGTTTTAGGTATACCTGCCAATTCATATATTAACATATCGTTTAGCAATGATACAGCATCTGAATTAGATTTAGATCCTAAAGATTTTCTATCTCTAAAGGGCATAAAAGTAAAGGCTGAAGACCCAAGAATAATAGTGTTAATTTCTTTATAAATAGAAACATTGCTTAAGTCAGCCTCATAGATAATATCTAATGGAGAAGAGTAAATAAAACCAGTTCTAAATACATCATGATTGCCAGCAATCAAATGTACATCTACATTATAACTTTGACACTTTTTTAGCCATGAAATAAAATAAGCAATAATTGATGGATGAGGTTTTGGCTCCTCAAAAATATCGCCAGTAATAATAATATGACCTGCAGCCTCTTCAACTGCCTGCTCTAAGGTCCAATCTAAAAGATTAAGCTGGTCAGCTAATCTACTGTTTAAATTGGAGCCCAAAGAAGTTTTTCCTAATGTTTGAGATTTTCCGAGATGTACATCTCCAAGAATTATTGCTAGCATATTTTATTTATTATAATTTGTAATAGAATCTATTAATTGTTGTACAACTGATTTTAACGCTTCATTGTTTAAATCATATTTTTTATTGATTTTATCAAATATTTGACAATTATTTTCTATAAAATCAAAAGATGACTCATCATTAAAATTAATATGGAAATCTCTAACTGCATTCGAATATTGCATCATTATTTCCATGCGTTCAGAAAAATTTTGTCTATCTATAAAAAAATCATCTTCTACTTCAGAAGAAAAATTTTGTAATATTTTTTGTGCAGCTTTAACTTTTGTACATTTATCCATATAGTGCACAAAATCTACGGGTTTACTCCCTTGTCTACAACCATAACAAAAATAAGTATTAGTATCTGGATAATAATAAAAGGAAGCCGTACTTTCACGACCTCCTTTATGCGACTTAAATGGACATGTTGTTTTACGATTATTTTCATCTAGTCGTAAACCATACATCATAAAAATTTTTTTTATAGAAATACTATTTGCCTGTTCAATTATATTTTGATACCCTTCTCCCGCAAAAGGAGCTGTAAAACTTCCAGCCTCCCCTGATGCCTCGCTAGAACTAATGGGTCTATTTGAACTTGATAGGTCGCACATAGTTGTGAATACTGGCTAAATAATTCTTTTTCCTCTGACAATAAAGATAATAAAAATTCTTTTGTTATAGTTAAGTTATTCATCTTTTTTAGTCTTGTCAAGGGATTGGATTTGTTTTATAATTTTAGAAGATAAATTATCTATATCAATTTTTTTATCTAATTGGCTAATAGAATATTCTAAATTATTAATTCTGTCTCTTTGAGATAAAACTGTTTTAAATAATAAGGTTATCCAACTTAATGATCCCATTCCCTCTTGTTCATTGGGATCATTATTAATTTCAGATGCTAGCTGAATCATTTTTGATAAAACTTCTCTTTCTAATTCTGTATTAAAAATATTTTTATTTTGTGATAAAGTTTTATCTTCTACAATTTTTTTAAATTGTACTGCAAGTTCTGCTGCTCTTTGTTTATAACTTGCCATTTTCTGTTCAACAGCTTTGACTTGTTTTTCAAAATCTTCTTGTGTTGGCTTCTTTTTCATTTGCTCAAAAATAGATCTTTGTGTACTTACATTTTTAAGACCTGTTTTTTGATTAGAAACTTGGTCTTCATCTTCTTCATCAAATGGCATATGTCCTCATAAATGTTATTTTTTTCTAGCTATGACTAAAAATCTTTCCATTCTTTCAACTGTAAATGTAGCGCCTAATGCAATCTCTAATGCAGGCAATACAGAAGTTGCCGAAGCTATTACATATAATTTTGAAGGCTCAACAGTTGCGGGCTTGCAATACTGGCTAACTATTTGAGATGGTAATGAAAACATTTCAATTTTTTTATTCTTTATTTCTGCCCAAATTTTTTCTGCCTCTGTTTTTTGCGCTTCTGGTTTTTGTGAAGTTTCTTCTTTAGAATTTTTACTCATAAAATCTCCTTATAAATCTTATATATCATTAAATGCGTTTTTAAATGCAGATGTCATGCTGACGCCAGTTATTCTTTTAATTTCTTTATTTTTAAATAAAATAACTGTAGGTATTTCTTCTACTTTAAATCTTGTACATAAATTTTTAAAAAAATCAGTATCTATTGCATAAAAGATAATATCTTTATGCTTTTCTTCAATTTTAGAAATCATTAGTAGCATTTTTTTATTGAAAGGCATCCAAGATGCATAAAAATATAATGCTACTTTTCTATCATTGAGATTTAAATCGTTTTCTTCTGTAAGAAATATCATTAATTTTTCTTATCATCAGAATTATAAGATTGAACAATTGAATCTAAATCTTGTGTTATATTAGCCTTTTCTAATAAAGATTTTGCAACTTTTTCAGATAAATCTTTCATTATGCTAGAAAATTCTTCATTATTAGTAATATTATTTTTAATTAATATTTTTTCAATAGTTGTTAATCTTAGTAAGATATCAGCTATAATAATTTCTTGTTCTAATCTTTCTAAATCTTTTTTATTCATATTATTTTCCGCAACATTTCTTATATTTTTTATTTGAACCGCAAATGCATAAAGTGTTAGGTTTTGGTTTATTATTCAGTTTTACAGATTGAATTTTATGATCCATAAATAATACAGAATTTAAATGATCTAATTCATGCTGACAAACAACTGCAATTAAGCCTGTAGCTATAAAAGAATTAGGATATTTTAAGTTATTACTTACATGAATTTCTTGAAATCTAGTAGTAGTTTCTACACGTCCAGGAAATGATAAGCAGCCTTCATCTTTAAAAGTTTTAGGATCAAATCCATTTTGTAACTTACAATTAATTAAATTGATATTAATACTCCCAAGTCTAATAATAGCAATATTTTTAGCTATACCAATTTGTGGAGCTGCAAGTCCTATACCGTTTTTGCCTAAACGATTTGCATATTTTAATTCAGACTCTAGTGTATCAATTAAAGTGCCAACCTCATCTAATGACACTTCATCGCATTTTACTCTTAAAGCCTCTTCATTATTTGTAATAATCATTAATGATCAATATATCATCATTGAAATTTTAATTATTTTGATTGGCAACGGCATCCATTTTGTTTTTTATTAGCATTTAACACTATATGTTTTAAACAAATAGAACAGACTTGATCTTTTTTAGAACATTCGTCGCATAATATGTACATATTTATTTCAATTTTCTCTTTGCATTTTATACATTTATGCTGGTTATATTTAAGTAGTAATGTTGAACATGTATTGCAAAGCATAAAACTCCATATTATAATAATATGGTATATTATTGGAGGATAAATGGATAAATTTTTACCATTCTTATACGAAAAGGCAAAGAAAGATAAGTTTGAACAAAAATTTTTATATGTGGATTATCCAATAAAAGAAAATAACAAAGATGACTACGAAAATGAACAGTCATCTGTTGAAATTATAGAAATACTATAATTACTTTAACACTTTATCCCAAAGTGTCTTATTATTTGAAATACTCAAATAATTAGATAGCATATCTTTTACTTGACTATAGTCATTTTCCGGATCACTATCGTCCAAACAATTTTGGCAAATTTTAAATTTAGTTACATTTATAGATGATAAAGTAACATTATGCAAATCATCTGGATTAAATTCTTCAGCACATATAATACAATTTTCTGCTTGTGAACTCATGATATAAATATATCACAATATTACGTGTGTTATAAAACTATACAATAAAATTGTCCCAATCATTATGCCAATGATCTGTATAATCATAAATAAAATATGCCGAATTATAAGAGGGATGTGTTGGCTTTTTTAAAAGCTTCATATTTGCCTGCTCTGGAGTATTATTTGCTTTTTTACTATTACATGTAAGACAGCATATAACACAATTATTAAATGATGTTGCCCCTCCATGAGATTTTGGTATAACATGGTCTACTGTAATTTGTGATCCGACTAATTTTTTATTACAATATTGACATGTACTTTTGTCTCTTTTTATTAAGACTTTTCTACTAAAATTTACATTAGTTTGATTAATTTTTACATAATTTTTAAGTCTTAATACAGAGGGGAAATTTATTTTTCCAGAGCCCCAAGCAATACACTCTTCCCATGTAGATAATATTTCGGCTTTATCTTTAAAGATTAATTTTAATACTTTTTTTGCAGGTATAAAAGATAAAACCTCATATGTAGCATTTAATAATAACGTTTTTTTAGACATATTTTTCATCTAAATCTTTACTCTTATTAAAGATATCTTTTTATTGAAATATTTATATCTTCGCCATTGCAAACTTCATTACCAAGACATGTCCATCCAGGTCTAACTCTTCTGGCAAATAATTCAATTTTATTAAATTGATCATCTGGAAACATCTTTTCCAAAGAATCTTGTAGATGTTCTGGTTTAGCAGAATGTCTAAGATTTTCTCCAAAACTAACAGATCGTTGTGATTTATTTTTTAAATGTTTATAAATTTTATTACTATTAGTGCCTACTAAACAAATTTCATGAGTCTGTCTAAATAGGCGCCCCATTCCAAATGATAATTCATCAGCTAAATTAATGTTTCCAGTATAATTAATAATATTATTAATAGCATTAATATAAGTAGACTTGTCATAAATTTTAGTTGACTTTAATACATTTTTTTTAATCCATTTATTAAAATTATTTAATATTTGTTTTTTAGACTTAACCCAAACGTAAGTTTGTTTATGATTAAATCCCCAAGCTTTCATTACATCTAAGCCTTCTTGCAATAAAGAAGACGGAACCCATAAAGCTAAAATTGCCCCTTCAGGATCAGCAATAGAGTTTACTGGTATATTTTTAATATCTTCATTGCTCATTAATTTATAATTATCAGATGCACCTCTAGGAGTATCTGACATTTTTAATCCATCAAAAAAAAACCAGGGCGGGTCAGCTACTAAAACCGTAAATTTTTTAGACATAATTATTCTTTCTAAAAATATAATTGAATATAATAATAATATTTATTATTTAATAATTGCTATTGGTAATTCAAATGGAGATTTAGAGCCATCTACTATAATAATTTGTGTAGATTCTAGTTTTTCTTTTGTCATAGACTCTCTTTTTTTAATAATTATTTTATATTCTCCAGGAGTCAATGACGCCATCCATTTTCCAGTACCATTTGTTCTAGTTTTAAATACAGTATCAGAAGTAAGATTATTTGTAATCTCTACATCTGCTAGAAATATTGATTTGCCATTTTTATCTACTATTCTTTGTATGACAGGGACTGAAGTAGTATTATTAGATGTATTTTCTACAGATTTTGAAATATTTTTTTTGCTTTTACTTTCTTCATTTGAGCTTACTAAAATGGTTGGAGTTTCATCTGCTTTTACTTTTTTATCTGCTTTTTGAACATACATGTTGTCTCCAGAAAATGTTTCTGGTCTAGATGTTCTTCTAAATCCTTGAGGATTATTATCAACAGATAAATTAAAATCAGAAGATATCTTAATATTATTATCTTCTTCATCTTGCTGATTTTTCGTAAGCGTAGACATATCCACCGCTTCAATTTTAATATTAGGAGACTGTGTAGTATTAATTTTGTCAACTATACCATTTAATTTATTAGATAAAATCTTTATATTTAAATCTTGACTTCTAATTATGTTAGTCAAAATATCAATTTTAGATTCTAAATCTAATAAAACATCAGTCGCTTTTCTTGGTCCCTTTTCCAAAATAATACCTCATTCTAAAAATAATCCTACTTTTATATTTACTTTTTTAATAATACTAATATCTTCTAGTGCGATAGGATTTCCTTCGCATAATTCATGTTCTCCAAAAACTAAATCACATGCTTGTTTTTGTATATATTCAGAGTCTCCTGAGCAAATGATCACATCATTTACTAGTAGCAAATAATCTCCACTTTTTAAATTATGAATAGTATTAGTTATACTATCTTCAGGAACAGAATGGGAGCTTGTAGAACTCCCATTCTGTTCTGCTATCTCAAAATTTGCTGATGAAATATAATCATTATTATCAATCATTTTTGAATGGTCAATCTCTTCAAAATCATCAATAATTTCTCCATCTAAACTTGACCATGCCTGATCTAAATTATTACCAACATTTGGAAGCGTATTGTTAATAACATTAGTGCTTATTGTATTTCTTAATGAAATATTTTTAATTCTAGGATTATCCTGATTAGGCACAGCTAAAGGGGTATTGTTAGGAACAGCACTTCCTTTCCATTGTTCCGGCTCTACTCCTAAAACTTGATATTGCGGAACATATGGATTATATGGAGAATCAACATTTCTTTCAGCATTTTTATAAAATTTTATTTTATTTTGAGACATTATTTATCCATTTTCTACTTCTGCTGTTTTTCTCTTTCTTTTAAAGAATTTATTAGATGAATTTATTTCTAATAATTTTCTCTTCATTTCATTTCTTTTTCGTCTCTTCTTGTCAGAAGGCTTTTCATAAGATTGTTTTTCTTTATATAAAGAAAGAGTTCTTTCCTTTTGTACTAGTGCCCTAAAAGCCCTTAGAGCTTTATCAAAGCCATTGTTGTAAACTACCACTTCTAATGGTTTTGCAACTACTGGTTGTATATGGGAAAAATCTGTATTATCGCTGCTGACAACAGCTGTCTCGAATTCACCCCCTCTCAATGACTTTGATGGTTTATTTTTATATTTTTTAAATGTCTTTTCTTTCATATCTATCTACTAACCCGGTTTAACCTTTTCATTTAAAGTATTTATCAGTCTTGATTGACTTATTATTGACAATATGTTTTTCTTTAATAAGCTTCATCAATGCTTTATCTATATCCTTCTCTGTTGGATTTTTTCTATTATTAGACAATGCTTCAAACATTGAAGAAATATAAATATCTTTTAAATAAGCATAAGAAAATTGATAAGATTCCGCATACTTAGATAAGTCTCTGCACTTCTTTATGGATAATGTATTTCCAAACCATTTTTTTAAATATAAGAAAGCCATTTCTTGATTTGGTAATGGTATTTCCATCTTCCTATCAAATCTAGATGGTCTATCAGTAATACTTGGTTTTAATTTTTTAATTTCATTAGCCGTTGCAACTACCAATAATCCATTTTTAGCAGAAATGCCATCCATTAAATTTAAAAATGAAGATATGTCATTTTTTTCTAAAAGAGAATCTAAGTCTTCAAAATATAGTAAGGATGGACTTTGTTCTTCTGCATAAGCAAAAGCATCTCTGATAGCATCATCACTTGCTCCTGGAAATATAGTAACGGGTTTGAAATTATACATAGACATAATGGTCCTTATAATTGAAGTCTTACCGTTACCAGGCTTACCATATAGCAAAAGACCTCTTTTCCATGGCATTTTATTTTTTAAATAAAAATCTTTTGATGAAAGAAATCCTTCTACTAAATTTTTTAATTCTAATTTAATATTTTGTGGCAAAAACAAATCATCCCAAGTTAAATCTTTATTATATGGAATGTCTTCGCCATCTATTACTCTAATATGTAAATTAGATCGGTCTCTAAGCTGAACCCAATTGTCAAATTCATTTCTTAATTTGATATAGGTTTCATAATTTTTATTAGATACAATTGTAAAAAAGCCAACTTCATCTTCATTTTGATTTCCTTTATGAAATAAAGCGGCGTGAATAAATTCTAAATTTTTAGACTTTATAAGAAAAACGCCTTGAACAAAGAACTTTTCATATTCATGATCTGTTTTCCAAGAAATAACAGAATCTTTATATAGGCATTCAATACTTATATTTTTTTCCTTACAAAACTGTATAAATTGTCCATCAATTACAATTCTATTATGAACAAATTTATTTAAATCATGCTTATCTTTTAAAGCAAAAGAAAAATTATTTAATCCCCAATTCATTAGTTCTATAAAATTAGAACTTGGTCTTGGTGGTAAACTATCTACTTGCTGATTATATACAATAAAGCTGCTTAATTTATCTGCAGATAAATGCTCTTGGTTTTCCATTTCTGTTGGTGATAAATAATCTTGAATTTTTGTTTTACTTTGCATAATTAATATTTAACCGCTTCTTTCTATTTCAAAGTGAATTTGTATTTTTACATTTGGGGTAATTAGAGCATGCCAAAAATTTATTTCCAGTATTTTTTGCAGTTCTAGTCATCATTGGAGAATTACATTTATCGCATAATTTGCCACCATGATTTATATATGCGCCATCTAATTCTTTTTTATATTTGGAATAAAAGTTTTTTAACATTTCAATATGATTAATTTTTCCTGCTTCAATTTCATCTAATTGCTGTTCCATTTTTGCAGTATAATCATAGTCCATAAATGTGAAAAAATTACATAATGTATTTGTTATTTCCGATCCCAAATCTGTAGCATGATATACATTACCCTTTTTTTCTACATAATTTCTTAAAGTAATTTTGCCCAATAAGTCCGCATAAGTTGCTGGTCTTCCTATATTTTTATTAACTAACTCTTTAATTAGTTTGTCTTCTGAATATCTTGGAGGAGGCTGAGTTTGTTTTTTTTCTAATTTTACAGGAGAAGAGCCGTGTAAAGTACAAATATCACCTTCATTTAAATTTGGAATATCAATCTTGCTATCATCTGTAATTCCTAAAATTTCTAGAAAGCCTTTATATTTTAAAGCTTTTCCTGAAGATTTAATCTGTAATGAAGGATCATTTTTATGATATAGCGTAACCTTTAGAGTATCAAATATTGCTGGCATCATTTGACTAGCAACAAAATATTTCCAAACTGTTTCATATACTAATTTTTCATCAGGATTAATTATAGCAAAATTTTGGTTAGGTAAAAGATTTATATCTGATGGTCTGATACATTCATGAGCATCTTGAGCGGCATCTTTATTTTTAAATACATTAGCTTTTTTTGGAACATCATATTTATTTTCTGATAAAAATTCTCTTAATTCTTTTAATGAGTCATCATTTACTCTTACAGAGTCGGTTCTAATATATGTACAATATCCTGACTCATATAAAGATTGAGCTGCTTTCATAGTTCTATCAGCACTAAACCCATGTTTTCTAGACATAATTTGCTGTAGCGATGATGTAACTAGTGGCGGAGGCGGAGCTTTCTTTTCTTCTTCAGAAAGAATTTTACTTACAATATATTCTGATTTTCTATATGATAATTTTTTTTCAATATTTTTTGCTGTATTTTCATCTGTAATTTTATCGCTATATTTTGCTGTGAATGCCCCATTAGGATTGCTAATAGTAACTTGAATAGTCCAGAAATCTTCTGGGTTGAATAACCCAATTTCATGTTCCCTTTCTGTAACCATTCTAGTAACAACAGACTGGACTCTTCCTGCAGATAATTTTGGACCGAAAAAATTCATAAGAAATGGCGATGCAGTAAATCCGACTAAACGATCTAGTATTCGCCTTGCCTCTTGAGCATGAAATAAATTCATGTCAATATCTCTTACATTTTTTACAGCTTTTAATAGTTTATCTTTTTTAATTTCATTAAAAACCATTCTTTTAATTGGTTTTCCTGTATCCTCTAATCTTTTTGCTAGATGCCAAGCAATAGCTTCTCCCTCTCTATCAGGGTCGCTTGCTACAAAGATTTGATCTACTTCTTTTGCCGCCTTAAGTAAATTATCTAATATATTAATTTTATCTTCCATTAATATATAATGAGGTTTAAAATTACTATTAACATCTACCCCTATGCCGTGAGCCCCTCCTTTAGCAAGATCTGTAATATGACCTTTGCTTGCCATAACAATATAGTCTTTTCCTAAATATCCTTGAATTTTATCGGCTTTAGATGGAGATTCAACAATTACAAGAGTTTTCATATTTTTATCTTTCAATATTTTAGAATATAATTAATGGACATTTTACATCGCTCTATAGAGAATTTCTTTGAAAAGATTTTTGATGATTTAAGATGTGAGCCTGCTACAAAAGCATATATTATTGGAATTTATATAAAATATAAAAAACCAGACTTCGACTTATCTAAAGATAGTGTCGGTTTGCTCTTTTTGCAAGCCCGTTTAAAAAGTAATTTTTTATTGTATCAAACTTTAGGCGATTGGATTTTTTTCTGTAATACTATTGCTCCACAACATTTAAATAATGCTAGCAAAGATTATTACGATAATATTGCCAAACTATCATACAATTCATGCTATAATTTGATTAATAGAAAATGGAAATTATTTGAAGAATTATCTGATAATTTTAATGATTTAGAAAATCAAGTTAAAAATAAAATTAAATTTATTAATCAATAATTATATTTACCTTTTCTGTTTAAAACTTCTAGTCTATTTTGTGAAGATTTTTCATAAAATGACCATATAGTTTTGCCACATTCGCAAGATAAATATTCCATATAATCATTAAATGGATTAATTCCTTTATTTCTAGTAGCTCTAGTTTTATACCCTTTATAATTTACAGTATAATTAAGATCGCTGAGCCCTTTTATTGATGATGGATTAATTTGCAAATAATAATCATGACACATTCTTTTACGTGCTGCTTTTACCCAATTCAATAAGTTTATTTGTCTTCTAAGTGAAGGATTACAATTAGGATTTTTCACATAAAAATAACGGTTTAAAGAGTAAGATGGTGATCCACCGCATTTTTTACATCTAGCTCTGTGTAAAAAAGTAGATGAAATATTTAATCCCCAATTTTTAATTTTTATTTTCATAAATTTTATTAATAATATTTTGTCTAATTCTATTTACATAAACCATCCCTCCCATTTGATAATGAGGAGGAACACGAAGGTGTGTAACAATAACTTCTGTATTAGGTTTTATATCTCTTACTTTGATTTTTGAAAAAGTATAATTTACTACATTATTTAATATAGATTCATTTGTATTACTATTTATAATATCTAATATTTTACCAATATAATATGGTTTAGTATATGAAGCTTTTCTTCCACCAATATAAAATTCTTCAGTTTTATTATTAATAATTCCTTTGCTATTTGTTTTTGCTGTGAAAGTCGAAATGCCATCAAATATACACAAACTTTCATGAAGTAAATTATCTATAGTAATAACTTTATTGTTTTTCTTAATAACAAAAGGCATGGATTTTTCTAAAAGACTAATATATTCTTGAAAAATTTTGTTTTGAAACCCGCCCCTTCTACTATTATCATATAAATAACTTATCATTTCATCTTGAAATTTTAATAATAAATTTTCAAAAGCCTGATATACAAGCAATTTATGTTTTAATGTAAAATTATGATTACTATATGATAATTCGTTACTTTGCTCTTTAATAATATTTAATAAAAATTTAGCTTTATCATTTAAATAGTTTGGATTATCTTTAGATAAAGATGATTCTTTAAATGTAGAAGCATATATAGAGATATTAGACTTATCTGTTGGATGTCTTAAACTTTTTAAAGCCAAGATATCTCCAATAAATGAGCAGTCTAAATATGGACAAGTTATTTTATTATTTTTAATGGCAGACTTACTAATAAATCTAAAACATTCTGGACATTTATAGCCAGACAGTGCATGATTGCAAAAATGTTTGTATAATGATTTGTATTTTATATCTTCAGTTAAACTGTATTGTTTTAAACACTCTTTACAATTAAAATATTTATATGCATGTGCATATGTGTTTTTGCCTAAAAATAAACATCCAGGACATAGATATAGCTTATCCTCTTTGATAGATGGTTTTACTTTAAATAGTTGATTTAGATCATAAAATAAATTTGAATAAATTTCATCTTCTGCAATAGATTTATTTAAAGAATCGTTATTAATCAAATTAGATTTTACTTGTAAAATAAAATCATTAAATGATAAATTGTCTTTATAATATGAGTTATAAATATAATTAATTCCGTTATTATATTTTATAATAAAATTGTCTAATACTTCTTGCTTATTCATAATTCAATTAATAAATTGTTTTGGCGATACATAGGCAACTTGAAATCTTTCAAGATTTCTAAAATTATCTTTAATGATAGCATCGCCTTTACCCATTAAGTTTTCTGCACCAGAGGAATCAAGAATAATTTTAGAATCTATATGACTTGAAACTTTACAAGATATTCTTGCTGGAAAATTTGCTTTTATCATACCATTAATAATATTTGTAGATGGTCTTTGTGTTGATAACACTAAATATATTTTTGCTGCTCTACATTTTTGAGCTAACCTGCAAAGATTGTTATAAAATTGATAATCAGTATCTTGCATAATTAAATCTGCGAATTCATCAATTATAACAACCTCTGAAGTAAAATTACTTTCAGGAACACCATTTCTCATTAATGAAAATCTGTATTCCATTACTTCAATTAATGAATTTAACAAGCTCAATGCCGAATGATAATCATAAAAAACATTAATGTTAAAGTATCTATTTTGATATGGCGCAAATTCTATATTTTTAGGATCAATTAGATAAATATTTGCAGAATTATAATAAATAATATTGGCAATTATATTATGTAAAATTGTACTTTTACCAGACCCTGTTGTACCGCCGACAATAATGTGAGGATTTTGTGACAAATCCATCCATAGAGGAAGACCATTAACCTGATATCCTAATAAGCAAGGAATATTATAATTTGGTTTTTCATATAAATTTAAACATTCTAATAAATTAAATGATTGATTGTTTTTTTTAAAAAATTCCAATCTAACTACACCTTCCTCATGAAGGATCTTTATACTAGGTTTAGATGGAGCTTGTAAAGCCAATGCAATCTCATTAGAGATATTCTCTATAGATTTTATCTTTGCTGCAGGTCCCAATTTTAAATCATAATAGAAATAATTATTTATTTCTTTAAATCTTACGCATTCAGCTTTAATTTTAAAATTTTTAAAAATTGAATTTAAATTTTGAATCTGATTAATCATGCATACAGCATAATTTTTTTATAAAAACAAGCAAGCTTTGTAATTAAAAAAAATTTATTATATTATTTTTTTTAATTGTTCTTTTGTAGGATTAAATAACTCAATATTTGATCCAACTTTTATATTTAAATCATTCATGGTGCCATAAGGAAATTCAACTACTAAATCAGTATCTATACCTCTTCCAATAAGATTAGTAGAATATGGCTCTCCTTTACAAATTTCTGTAATTTTACCATTATAAGAAAATACAATGTCTAATGGGCTTGGAGTATTTTTCATCCAAAATTGAACAGGCTTAGGATATTTATATATAAATGACATTACTGGAGGAGGCCATGGTTGATGCATTAAGCCTTTTGTTTGCTCCTCCTCTGATAATGCTATAAGAGTTTGAAATATATTGTCATTTATGTAAAGATATCCATTTTTCATTTATTTTTATTAGAATATTTTGCCTTTAAAATATTAATTATTTTATTTAAATTTTGAAGTGTTTCTGTAATTTCTTTTATTTTATCATTAATTTCAATTAATTCTTGATCTTCTTCAATTGAATTAAGTATTTCATTTAAAATTACTTTTAATCTTTCAGATAAATTGTAACCGCTTAATCTAATGGCAGATGATTCATCAAATAAACTAGATTTATGAGTTAGCTTTCCAAACCATCTACTTAAAGTATGTTGAGCTTTAGATTCTAAATTAACATTTTCTAATAATAAGTTTATTTTATTATTTTTCCATTCTTCAATAAATCTTTTTGCTACATTTATTTTTTGATCTTGCGGGGCAAGCATGTATCTAGTATAAATTTCACTCAAAACTTTAGTATTTATTTTTGATAAATGCTTAGGATCCGCAATGTATTTCTTATATTCATCATGAGCCTTATTAAATTTATCTATAATATCTAAATCTTCGGCAGATATATTTTTTATATTTATATTTCGAGGTTTATTATCTGTGTTTTGTTGAGCATTTTGATTAGATATGTTCTGACCATAACCATCACTCTCGTCTTCATCTTCTTCAGATTGTAAAGATTCCATTTCTTTTAATGCTATTTCTAATTGATCTTTAATAAAAGAAAAATCAGTAAAAATTTTTCCCAATTCATCAGAGGCAGTATTAATGCTTTCATCTGAAGATTTCATTAAATAGTATTGAAAGTAATTTATTTTTTTTATAATTTTAGGTATTATATTTAATAATGATTTTTTATATTCAAATTGAATTTGCTCATATCCATCTAAAAATGTTGTATTATCTAATTTTTTAAAAAATCTAGAAAATGGATTTGAAGCATTAGCTATTAAATTATATTCTTTACTAGCGAATGAAAAAGATGTTTGATTTGGATTTGCTTCGTTTGGATTTCTTCTTCTACCTTTAAAATATTGAACTTGTTGTTCAACAATTTTATTTCCTTTTTGAGAAAGATCATTAAAATCTCCAGCAAGAGACCCTATAATTGTTACAGGATCTGCAGGAATAGGATTTTTTATATAAGATCTTTCCATATGAAATTTATTTGGCCAACCATTCATTAATTTTTTTAAATGAATTAAATCGTCAATAAATTCAGATACCTGCTTATTCCAATCAGATTTTGATTGTCTAAGCTTTTCTTGATTAGGATCTGTAGATGGTTTTCGAGCAGTTTTTCGCATAAAATAATAATATTTTATTAGTATTTTATTTCTTCCTGCTTATATATTTATATATTTTCCCATTATAATCTATTATAGAATTTTTTGTATTTTCGCTAATAAATTCTTCTTTATTTCTAGGAAATGAAGTTAGATCATAAAATATATTTGCCCCAAAGCATTCATAAATATGTGGTGAAAAATGTTCAAATCCTTTATCTTTTAGTAAAGGTATCATTTCTTTTATAATTTCTTCATTGCCTATATAATCTTCATTATTCTTATTTAATAAAGCATTATTGCTAGCAGTTTCAAGTAAACTATCACAAATAGATTGAAATTCGCTTTGACTTATATTTTCTGGTCCTAAGAAATACTCAGGACTATAAGTTTCAAAATAACAATTAACAATTACAAATATTTTATTCATAAGATTATTTTATCAATTATTCCATATTTTAAAGCCTGTTTAGCATCCATCCATAAATCTTGTTGACAATCTTGTTTAAGCTTATCTAAAGAATGACCTGTATGATGCGCTAATATTTTCATAATATTATCATTATTTTCTTTTAAGAAATCATAATAATTTTTTGAATTAATAATATCTTGTCCTGGTAATGGAAAACCGAACTGAATACCATGTATCATAATTTTTGATGATTTTAATGCATATCTGCCGCCTTTAGTTCCTGCCGCCAAAATAACAGCACCTGCAGAATAACATTTACCAGTACAAACAGTTTTAACTGGAGCTTTTATTAATTGCATAACATCATAAATGTTTGCTAGTCCAGAGGCATCTCCTCCATTAGAATTTAAATAAATTGTAATTGGCTCTTCACGATTTTCATTATCATAATATAATAATAATGCTGATAACTGTGCGGCACTTTCTTTTGTAATATCTTCAGATACAAAAATAACTCTATTTTTAGTTAATTTTATATAAGTATCTGAATATCCTCCCAATAAAGGAGTTTTAAACACTTCTGTTTCGTGATTTTTAGGCATAGATCCTCATTTATTGGAAGTTACTACTTTGTCTATTAAACCGTATTTTACTGCTTGATTAGCGTTCATAAATACACGACGATCAAAATCGTCAGATACTTGCTTTAATGGTTTATTGCAGCCCTTGGCAATAATTTCCATCATTCTTTTATTGTCTATTAAAGATTGATCTAATATTTTTTTAGCGTCTGTAATATTAGAGTGAGTATACCAATCATGAACTAATTGGCTAACTGCAATTACAGAATTTTTGGTAGCAAATCTAAGACCTGGAGTACCTCCGACTAAAATTATAGCAGCTTCATCCATTGCAGAGCCAATACATATTGTTTCAATTGGCGCATTAATTACATCCATAACATCATAAATCATTAATGCATTTCGAATATCTCCTCCATCAGAATTAATAAATAATGTTATTTTAGATTCTGAATCTTCTGCATCTTTTAACAATAATGTGGCAATGATATCTGTTGCAAGCTCATCTGTAATTTGATTACAAATAAATAAAATTCTATCATTTGCTAATTTTTGATACACATCTACTGGAATGTCTCCAGCCTCTGTTGATTCAAGTACTAATGTATTCAATTTATTACCTCTTCAAGATTGTTTTTCAATTTCTCTATCTTCTGCGCATGATATGCATGTGACAAAATATGGATTAAATAATAATCTTTTTTCTGAAATTTCTTCTCCACAATCATCACACATGCCATATGAATTATTATCTAACTTAGATAGTGCTTCATTTATTTGATTAATTTTATTTTTTGTTCTAGCATTAAATTTATTATTTAAATCAAAAATAAGTGCTGCTTGGATTTCATCTACTTCATCTCCATCCATATCTACATCTTCTTTCAAAGCTAAATTTGCAGATAAAATTAGAGATTTTCTTTCTTCAAGAAGGGAATTTTTTATTTTTTTTAAAAAAGTTTTTTTGAACATTTAAATTAACCTTATTTCGTTTTTTGGTACAATAAACGTACCTTTAAAATTTTGTTTAGTATCAGGATCTATTTTTTTAATAAAAATTAAAAAAACACTATTGGATGGCTCTTTTAATGGAAAAGAATTTACTAACCAACCATTAAATATTGCCTTTTGAGGATTACCATCAAATTTTAAATTAGTATTAATTTGTACTTGTTGTACTTTCTTTTTAAGAAATGGACCCGATATTTTTGATGGATTAAATCCGTATCTAATTTTGAATACATTAGAAGCTTCTTCTTCTGTAGAGGCTTCAATATTTTCAAATACTAATTCTGAATTATGTACAGATGCACAAACAAATATAATTTTTCTTTTATTTATACGATTCATTTAATCATTTCCAATAGATGCGTCAACATCTAAATAATTAATTAATTTATCTCTAAATTTTTTAATTAATGAAATTTTTAATCTTTTAGATCCTTTTGAGATCATTATTTTTTGGTGTCTTACGTCAAAATATTTTTTAGGTTTCTTATTTTCTAATAAAATTGAAGCAAAATTAAAAATTTTAATTCTTTTATTAGACTTTAAATCTTTAATCATTTCTTCAAATAAAATTGATAATACTGCAAATACATGATAATGATGTGTCTTATTTTTTGTTTTTTTGTTTAAAATTCTCCAAAATAATTTTTTATTTATTTCTCTATTCATATAGGCTGCTTAATTACATGCTTTAAATAATCATTAAACATAGCGCCTTGAAATATTGATTCATCATTTTTAATGATAATGTCATTTTCTATTAACTCTTTAATAGTAAAGATAATATCATCTTGCTTTTTAGACAAATTAAATAAATTGCTTATATTCAAACACTGTGACTTTAATAAGGAAGAGCAAATTAGTTTTGCAATATTTTTATTGTGTACACTATGTAATCGTAAAATTTTCATATCAAGTATAAAATTTTTTTCTTTTTTGTCAAACATTTCAATTACATCTAGTAATTTGCATCTTTTTTCTTTTAAATATTCAATTTTTTTAATTTGCTCATCTATTATAGATATTTCTTCAAGAGCTAAATTTGCTATATCTTCTGCATTTGTAATACTATTATTAATACAATCTTCTATAAAAGAATTTATAAAAGATAAATCTTTTTTCTTTCCCTTCATAATTCACCATAAATGTTATTATGATATTTTATAAAAGATAATAACAGCTCATGCTGTTCTTTATAATCTTCACACTTCTGCATAGAATACGCAATATCTTTTACATTTTCCATCCCTGATAAAAAAGATGCTTGAATTGCAATATTTGTTGGTAGCCATGTTTTATTATCGACACATAAAGCAATTAAAGAATCATTATCTATATTTTTATTTATGCTATATGCTGAATATAATCCATATGAAGCTGAGCTATCCATGCTAACTAGCAATGCATACTCTAATACATCAGGATCTATTGAGCAATCTCCTAGTAATATTTTTAATTTTACTTTTTCAAATGAAAGTTGAACTCCCCATATTGAATTTTTAATTATTTTATTAGACTCTTCGTCAGAAAATGATAATTTTTCATTTAATAAATAATCTGATGATTTTAAACTTTTAAATTTTTTATTATTAAAATTTGATTGATTGATAATCATCAAATTTGAAAAAATATGATTTATTATTTGTTCTGTTAATTGTTTATTCATTTTAATACCACATTTAATTTTTGAATTTCATAAGCCAATAATCTTAAATCTGGTTTAGAAAAATCTAATTTTGGCAAAGAAGATAAAGATTCCTCAATATAAGATTCATAATTAAAATTACTTCCATTTTCTCTGCGGCTAGATAACTCTAACATGGAAGCTACCGCCAAATCCTTACTATAATTTAAATACCTATTTGCAACAATGATTTGACAAAGCTTTTCAGAGGTGAATTCTGGAATTTTTTCTTTTATTAAATCTTCAGTTACGATATCGTCATTTTCGAGTAATTCTTCATTTATATCATCAATATCAATCATTTTTTAATCTCTTTATATTGGGAGGTGTAGTTATCTTCACTCTTATATTTGGTATAATATATCCATTTTTTTTGCGACTGTAAAAATACAATTTTGTATTAAAAAATACATTATGAAAATTTATAATATCACCTAAAATAAGCAACTCCCTAAAACTTTGAAAAATTGTTTTTACAATAAAAGCTATTTCAGATTTAGAAATAATTGGATATCTTTGATGAATTCTATTAATTAAATCTTCATTATATTTTAAATTAATAGGCAATTCATTATCGATCAGATTTGAAACCTCTTCATGAGATGCTTCTTTAAAATAAAATGGCTTTACAGTTTTTTGTTTTTTCATATAACAATTGTACTCCCCCTATATATATATCCCCCTCTTATTTTGTCGAGATTTAGTATATTTTAGTATGAAATAAAATTTCATATATAAAACCAGTGCTGTCGCCAGCATACTAATACAATTTATAATATTGCCCAGTAAATTTATAACAAAATAATAATCTTTAAATGCGGTCTTGCAGCTTTGTCGTCACAAGATATTTTATAATTTAATTATAAGATATAAGACGCATTATTGAATAATGGATATAGTAATAAAAAGATATTGTGATGAATATCAACAACTATAAAGGTGTTATTATGGATAAATGTTGCAAAGTTGGTGCGTTATATGTAGCTTCATTAAAAGCTATGGCTTTAATTCATCAGCAGAGTCATTGGACTACAAGAGGTGAATCTTTTTATGGAGATCATTTGTTATTTGAAAAATTATATAATTCTGCATTAGAAGATTTAGATCTTGCAGCTGAAAAATTCATTGGGCTATTCGGTCTAGAATGTTTGAATTATGAATTACAAGTAAAATTTTTATCAGATGTTTTATCTAGATATAAAAAATTATCTGGATCTCCATTAGAGCTATCTTTAGCAATTGAAAAAGATTTTATAAAATTTTCTAAAGATGCTTATGATTGCTTTGAAAAAGAACAAACTATGACATTAGGACTTGATGACATGATCATGTCTATTTCTAGCAATAGAGAAAAGTCTCTCTATTTATTAAAGCAAGCTTTAAATCAATCTTGATAGTAATGCATCTTTTAGTGATACATATACATTAATATTTTCTTTTAAAGAAATTTTAGTTAAAGTAAATAAAATCTCGCCAAACATGCGAGATTTTATTTTTTTTAGATCTTCTTCAGAAAAATTTTCATTATTATTAAGTGATTTATATAAATTTATTTTTAATTCTAATTCAGAAATTATGCTATTTATTTCATCTGAAGAAATATTATCATGATTTTTTTCACATTTGTCCCATAAATGTTCAAAGTGAACAATCATAATCACTCCTCAAGATCTTTATTATCCATAACTGCTATTTGCAATTGCTCGTCGCCCTTATCTGAAATGAATACTAAAAATACAGCCCCATGATAACAATCAATTAATACAGGCGCTTTTATTTTCCCTACATAAAAAGTTTGTCCGTCTACGTCTTTTCTAGCCTTTAAATCAATTACAACATTTTTATTAGACATAATAATCTCCAATTTTCAAATATTTTTAATATAATTAAACATACAATTTTTTAATGCTTGTTCTGAGGGCATCATTTGAAACCCTAAGTTATAAAGTTTTTCAGTATTAAGAATACAATTTGATCTTTTTGCTGATGTTAATAAATCTAGCTCATTTTCATCAATGATTTCAAACTTATGATTTGGAACATATTTTTTATATTCATTCATTATTTGAGCAGCAGTTAATGGCTCTGGATTGGTAACATGAAATATTCCAGAATAAAATTTCTTATTATCAATGAACCAATCAACACATCGTTCCAAATCATCCATAAAAGTCACTGAATTGGGAATGTCAATTATTTTTTGATATCCAGTTAATTTATTTAACAAATTTCTAGGATTATTTTTGCTAGAAATTGGCATTCGAATACGAAGTGTAGCGACATTACTCATATTTCCTAAAGCTAAGTCGCAAGCATATTTAGTTTTAGAGTAATAGGATTTAGGATTTGCAAAATCTTCCTCTTTCCAGCCGCTATCTTTCATTGGAGGGTCTCCAATTATTATATCGTATTTTTTAATTGGCTCTTTGTTAGGAGATTTTCCAAAAAATATACATCCAGATCCTATTTGGATCATATAAATAGAGCGTTTTGCACATTGTTCAGCTAATAAAACTGGTATTGCTATATTTGCTGACGCAGTTTCTTCTCTATGCAATTCGCACCAATCTACATTGGGTCTTCCAGTTTTACCAATACAGTTAATAACTATATCTGGTTTATGTAAATCTAATATACGAGAAATAAAATTTGAATCTGGAACTAATCTTTCTTCAAAAATAGAATACTTTAAATGATTGGCAACAAAACCATTGCCAAATGTTAGTACTTTCATTTGTCCTCTTATTATAAATTAAGAATTTTTATAAAAATGATTATTAAGCCAATTTATTGCTTCATGAGTTCCGGCATCACTCCATAAACCATTAGCCATAGTCCAACTTAAATCATTTGCTGAATTGTATTGTTGAATAATGTCAGTAATTTCATATTCCCCTCTAGGGCTTGGTGTCAATTTCTGATAAAATTCAAAAAATTTCTGGTCAAATAAATAACAGCCAGTAATAGCATAATTTTTATATGTATAATCAATCTCTTTAGGCTTTTCTACTATTTTACAAATTTTATTGTCAGAGTCAATAGAAGCTACGCCAAATCTAAAAAGCTCGGCATTATTGTGCAAGACAATTTGTGCGGAGCAGGTAGTTTCTTTATTCCAAAAGACTGGCTCTTCATAAATATTGTCACCTAAAATTACTACAAATTTATCATCATCTAAAACGTGTCTTTTACAAAGATTTATAGCGTTAGAGATTCCTTTAGGTTCATTTTGATAGACGTAATTAAAATTTAATCCGTGCTTTTCTCCATCCTTTAAATAACCTACTATTTGGGAAAAATGAGTACCGCCTAAAACTACAGTAACATTTTCTATCCCCATTTTTTTTAATGTATTTAAAGGATATTCAATAATAAATTTTCCATTTATTGGCAATAATTGTTTATTAACAACTTGAGTTAATGGGTTTAATCTAGTACCTAAACCGCCCGCTAAAATTATTGCATTTTTCATATATTTAAATATATCATCAATTTCTACTAGGGGCAACGATCATCCACATAAATTTTCCTTCCATGGATATTTCTGGATTTGACAAAATCAATCCATCTAACTGCTGAATTATCCAAATTAATTTATCTTTTGCAACTTGAGGATGAGTTATTTCTCTACCTCTAAATTTAATTGTAAATTTTACTTTATTGCCTTCAGATAAAAATTCTTTTGCAAAAGCCAATTTATGTAATAAATCATTCTCTTCAGTATTTGGTCGAAACACAATTTCTTTTAATTCTTGAATTTTCTGCTTTTTTCTGATTTCAGATTGTTTTTTCTTTTCATCATATTTGTATTTTCCAAAATCAATTATTTTACAAACTGGAGGCGAAGCCTTTGGATTAATTTCTACTAAGTCCAATCCTTGGCTTTGTGCAAGTTTTAAAGCATCACGAGTTGGCATTACACCAACCGACGTACCATCCAATTGAATTACTCTCACTTGTGGAACTTTAATTTGAAAATTAACTCTAATTCTATTTTGATTATTTGTTTGCATATAAAATATTTAATAAATTATTTTATTAAAAGTGCCCTGTTGACGTATATAATATATCATTTAAAAAATACAATGCAAGGCTCAAATATTTAAAATAATAATGTTAGAATATTTTTGTATATTTTATAAGGAGAAATTTATGGCAGCCACACTAGTTCCTACTCAAAAAACATCGTATACAGTACCACAAATGATTGAAGGATTTATTAAAGGATGGTTTAAACAATTTAATGAAATCCCTAAAAAAGAATCAGTAGGAGTTATTTGGTCTCAAAATGCTATTGAAACAGGGTCTACTACAGCGATGTGGAATAATAATATTGGAAATGTAAAATATGCTCCAAGTAAAGACCCGAATCAAGATAATGATATTAAATACATGATGCTAAATAACGTTTGGGAGATAATAAATGGTAAAAAAATTATTTTTCAACCACCAGATCCAGCAACTTGGTTTAGGTCATTTGACTCATTAGAAGAGGGCGTTGCATTTCATTTAAATTTTTTAAAAAATAAAAGATATAAAAATTCTTGGATAGCAGTAGAGGCAGGAGATCCTGAACAATTTGCTCATTTATTAAAACTAGCAAAGTATTATACTGCCGCAGAAGAAGATTATGCTAAAGGTATGAGATTTCACTTTAATAAGTTTATTAAAGACAATACCTTTGATTTAGTTGTTGAAAAAATTAAAGAAACATATGATGCTGAAGGCTTAAAAAACAGTGTTGATTTATTCAATCAAACTTTTAATCAACCTAATAGCTAATTTTGGTGGAGATAGGCGGCACTGCCCCGCCGTCCGCAATTATCCATGTATAAAATTCATTCACAAGTGTAGGATTTAATTTTATCGAAAATTAACCAAACGATGATTGAATTCGTTCAATCAAACTATCTTCTGTTTATTTCATAAATAATATCCGAAGAACAATACTATTATTATTTTTAGTGGTTAATAATCTAAGAATACCAAAAATATCTTTTCTTAGACCATCCAAATTAAGCTGCGAGAGCCATTGGAGCAAATGCATTATCGTTGGCATTTAAACGTTGATTGTATTGATAACCCATTTACAATCATGAGGGACTTGCATTTTATCATTTCAAACCACGTCGAAACTGTTGTATCCCCAAATTTATATAAATAATATAATTATATTACATTATTTGTCAAGTGGCGAAGGGCAACCTTTATAAATATCCGCAAAAGGATCACAATTTCTATATATTTCTACATAAAATAATTTTCCTTCAGGATCTTTTAAAAGTATCCATTCAGTGCCGCAATTCCAAGGATTATCATAATCATTTGAAGTTGATGATGAACTTGAAACAACATATTCTGGATATGCGCCAGTATATCCGCCTACTGAATTGTTAATAATTTCTTGCTCTGGTCTTTCTACGGGCTGATAACAAGCCGTATTTATTAACAAGATTCCAATTAGCCATATTAGACTTCGAATCTTCATATTGACCTCGCTAGATAAGATAATATCTTACTTATAATATAAGTAAATATTAATATCAAAAACTATCTTGTCTAAAAATATCTGCACCATTTTTAAAGATATTATTTAAAAATGACTGCTCTTTAGTAAATATTGGCAATTCAGTATTTATAGTCCATTTATTTTTCATTGAATCGCCTATAACTTTCGGAACCTTATAGCAAGCTATTCCTCTTCTAAATGGAATTGGATATTGATTAAAATCTACGTCGCATTCTTGTTGTAAAATTTCAACTTTTTCATCAAAAGATAGCCCAGTCATCATTTCTTTTATATATGTTTTATCATATTTTTTTAATAATTCATAAAAACAGGCAAATTGTATTGATGTATGAAAATTTTGTTGTTGTTTATAGATAATAGTGTTTATAGCTTCAATAATATTTGGAACAGTAAATGATTGAGTATAAAATACGGGCTCACTAAGTAAATTTAAATCTGTTTGAGCTAGACATTTATTGAAATGTAATGTCGCAATAGAAGAAATAGTCGAGGATAATTTTTGAATCTTATTATCAAACCAAGATGAAGAGTCTTGAGATTGATCATTTCTAGATACCAATATGATTTCATCATTGTGATGATAAGCAAATATAGCCCCTTCAACCTCTGAACATAATTTCAAAGAGGTTGATACCATACATTCAGCAAATTTTTCACAGTATGGCTTATCTAATAAAGAAGTGCATTTTGCAAATGCACGACCGTTAACTATAGTTATTATAGGTATACGATTTAATAATTTATAGTCTGCCTGCTCTTTATAAGACTCAATTCTATCTTTAAGCTTTTGATTTGACATCAATATACAATATAACACATTATTTTGTTGGAGCAAGTGTTATTAATGTTGTTAAAAAATTTTTAAATTTTTCTTTAATATTCACACCTATTTTAGTCGCTAATTGGCTTGAGGGGTTAACTTGAGACAGTTTTTCTAAATTTTGAATATTTAATAGATAATTAATTTTATCTAAATATTCTTTTTTCGTTAATGCTGAGGTATAATTTATACCACTATTATAAATTTTAATATAAAATTCTTTTGCAAACAATACAATTGCTTTTAAATCTTTTGAAGCTGGTGAAAAGGTTGCATCAGTATATGTAAATCCTGTTTGAAATGCATTTTGTAAATTATATTGACCTGTACTAGCATAAAACATTGCTTTATTTAATTCATTAGCCATTTGCTCAATTACACGATAAGCCCCAGGAGTATTAAATGCCTTTAATATAGAGTCTTTATTTGTAGGATTAAAATTAGGAGGAGTTCCTAAATTAGGAACTATATTAGCCGCTTTATCCGTAGTTGGAATATTAGATTGAGCTAATGCTTTTAGCAGTTTTATTCTAAATTTAGATGGCATGTATTTATACAAATATTATAGTAGAATTATTTATGATATAAATAATAATATGATTACTTTTATTGTGCCAACAATTAATAGAAATAGTCTTAATACTGCAATTAATAGCCTATTAAGTCAAACTAATCCAAATTGGAATGCTATTATAGTTTTTGATGGAATACCAGCTTTAAATTATAATGATGACAGAATATCATGTATTAGTATACCGAAATGTGGAAAATCTAATCATGCAGGGCTAGTAAGAAATGAAGCCATAAAGCTAGTAAAAACTGATTGGATAGGCTTTTTGGATGATGATGATACTATAGATAAAGAATATGTAAATAAATTTTTTGAAGAAATAAATATTAATGCAGATGCAGAATGCATAATATTTAGAATGCATACTAAATTTGATAGAGATAAAATATTACCTGCACCACATCATAATGATTTTTATAAAAATAAGGTCGGAATTAGTTTTTGTTTTAATAAGAGATTAAATCTATTATTCGAACCATCAACTACTGAAGATTTTTATCTATTAGATAAAATTAGAGAATTAAATCACAAAATGATTATTTCTCCATATGTAACTTATTTTGTAAGATCTTCTCCAGTCTCAACAGATATCTATAATAGAGTAAAAATTAATTATCTATAATTCTTAAATATAGAGGGAGGAACTGATTGCATTATATAATCACTATATTTTAAGCATAATGGATGAAAAATATTTCCTAATATTTCTGTCCATTGTATAGGGTATTTAGAAATTTGATTATTTATGAGCATACCAGGCTTTTCTTGAGGGTGTATTGATGGATTAATTTTTAATAACTCATAATATAAGTCTAGTTTTTCATTAACAGCGCCGATCCAGTCGTAAGTAAAATTTGTATAAGGTTTACATATAAACGAGCAGCACCCAATTAGTTTTTTATAATTTTTTTGTAATTCAAAATATAATGGCGGCTCTACATTTGCAACTGCATTTGGACTAATTTCAGGATAACCATTTATCCATTTACTACTATTATTTAATTCATCAAATGCATTATTCCAAGAATGTGTAATTTCTTTTATGTCAGAGTAGCCTCCGCCGTAATGATGCATAAAGTAACACCTTAAATAATCTGATTTATGAGTTGAACTCAAATAATCATAAGACTTATGTAAAGGATATTCTTTTTTTATATAATCTTTAATATTATTAGGTGTAATGAGCGTTATTTTACATTCTGATTTTGACATGCTATCAAAACATCTTTTTCTATTAAAAGACATTTCATTATATCCAGTCCAAAAACAATAAATTTCATTCATAATATTATTTTGTAGCTAGTGTAGTATATTGTATTGGCATTAAAAACCTAGAATCATCCTCTAATGAAGATATTTCTATATTTTTAAATTTACTAAATAATACATTTAATCCATGAACCGTAAATCTCCAATTATCTGGTAAAGGTCCATGTATTCTAAAATTAAATGGAGTTGATGCCGCTACTGTCCCATTAACTTTACACATACGATACAGCTCATCTACTGCTAAAAATGGATTGTTAGTATGTTCTAAAACCTCTGTACATACAATTAAATCAAAAGTATTATCTAAAATAGTAGAAGAATTATTATTACATATATCTAAAATATAGTCAGCATTAGAAGATGGATCAATATCTAATGTTAGCACTTTTGCATTTTCAAAAATCCCCTTAACGCCATTATGTACTTGTGGGGCAATATCAAGAATTGTTATATTAGAATTATCATATTTGTCTTTTAATAATTCTAAAAATTTTTTAACATTATCTCTTATTACTTGGTAGTGTTTTTTATCAGTCTCGCTTATTATCATAATAGTGCCTCAATACAATCAGGGGCAAAAACAGGTATTTTCAATTTATTATAAACTTCTTTTCTTTCTGAAAATGAATCATCAATAAATATTGGCTTTTCATCCACTATATAATTAGATTTTAAATCATATTGATTTAATTTAATTATTGAATTAAAAATTTCTGAATTTATTTTATAATTTTTTAATGTATCATACACATCGTATTTATGTTTAGTTATAAGGTAAATTCTTTTTTTATTATTAATGCAATTATATAAAAATTTTATTAAAGTTTCATTAACTTTATCATTGATAATCAATGTATCATCAAAGTCTACATAAACACTTTTAAAGTTCAAATCTAATTTTGCCTTAATATTTAGACTTCTATCTATAGAAATATTTATATTATTATTAATAATTTCAATATCATCATAAATATAGTTAATAACATTTAAGTAGCCAAAATTTACACCAAGTATTCTGTTTAATGATGAAGATCCCGCAAATCTGCTTGCTATTTCCAATAGCTTATAGCTATTATTTTTATCTTTTTTTACTTGAAAAAACCAAGCCCCATTTATTTCTATATTGTCATTTATAATATTAGCTATTTTTTCTAACTCTAAATCATAAAATGTAGTAGTTCCTACGCTAATACCATTACTTACTCTGGCTCTTTTTCTTGGACCAATAAATTTTAATTTTCTATTTTTTGTGGTAAAACAGTCAACAGTGTACTCTTCTCCAGGCAAATATTCTAATAGCATATTATTTGGATATTTTTTAGTCCAATATAATAAGTCATCTTTATTTTCAATTTTAACTGTGCCTCTACTACTAGATCCTATTTCTGGTTTTGAAAAAACTGGATATGTATTAATGTCTTCTTTTTTTAAGATATCTGGTACCCTTAAAAGTTTTTTAAAATATTCATACGTTTTTCTTTTTGATAAGAAAATTTCTGTAGTAGAATAAGGACATGAAATTACAGTACAGCCTAATTCTGATTCATGTTTTTTTAGTTTTTCTATAGCCAAATCTAAACAAGGATAAATAAAATCTATTTTATAATCTATTACAGTTTTTTTTATAAAATCAATAAAGCTATTTTCACTTATAAAAGGGCAGCCATCAATATAATTTTTAAAAACATATTGTCCATGATCAGAAACGCTACTTAAACCAATTAAATTAATATCTTTTTGATATTTTAAAGAATTAAAAAGTTCAAGCGCAATTTCTGAACCACAAGGAAAAACTAATATATTATATTTTTTCATAAGTAATTAGAATTGCCCCTTGAAATTAATATTATCTATTTGCTTTTGTATAAATATCAAACTTAGATAGATCTGGATATGGCATTTCTAAATCAGGATTATCTTTAGCAGTACCATCTATCTTATAGAATTGATTCATTAAAAGTAATCCTCTTGCCGCTAATTCGGGCATCATATAAAAATTCCAACCCAACATATCAAAATGATCATCATGATATGAGCATTCTCTTCTACCGCTATATCTTGCCCTCTTAAACCACAAATATGCCTCATAATTATCTGTTAGAATTGCTCCGCCCTTACTTAATTTAAAATGCTTATAAGGACCAGTAAATGAGATGCACATATGTTGTCCAGGAATATACATATTATGTGTAAACCTTAAAGCACTGTCCCATACATTAGTGGGCTCTAGCCTATAAGCACCTTTAATAGTTTTTCCATCAACAGGTGAAAAATTAACTAAACCTCCTGCATGTATAATTTCACATGGAACTGATGGATATGTACGGCTAGGTATAGTTATTTCTTTCCCTTTAATGTTTTCATAAGTTAATGCTAAAAATAAAGCATTACTTGCATTATCAAGAGTAACTACATATTTAGCGCCCGTATATTCTGCTAATTTTTCTTCAAATTCTTCAGTGATTTTATAAACACCATTTGCCATTGTATACCTTAATATTATTTAAATTATTAAACTCTATTAGCAATATGCTATATAATATATATTATATATCAATATATTTATTATATCCCTATTTAATCCCAAATTCATTTAAATTTATTGCTGCTTGATTTAAATTTAATTTTTCTATTGACTTATGATTAAGCAAATTATGATCATGAACTATTTGAATTGCTTCTAAATTTTTATATTTTTTACCATCTATTTTGCTTTTAATAGAAGAGTGATCATAATTGTATATCACGCACTCTAAATTTGAATCATTTTTTTCAATAACAGAAATAAATGGGCTTGTAATTTTTTTATAAAAATCCTTATAATAACTTATATTATTTATTATAGAGTGCATATGTACATTTTCAATATCAAAATAAAATTTAGTAATATTAGAATTATTATTTAAATAGTCATTAACATTATTATGTAAATTTTCTATAAAATTATTTTTTATAACATCATCTCTATCAATTCTTGTCATTAAAATAAAATCATATTTTTCTGGTAAAGAAGAAATATAATTTTTTACAACACTAGTAATTTGAGAGATGTCGTTAACAAATAATATTTCTTCATTTTTATTTAATTTGCCGTAATCTTTAATTTCTGAATCTACCAAAGATATTAATCTAAAATTTTTATTAGTCTGATTTTCTAATGATACTCTACAATAATTATCATATAAATAAAAACTATTATTTACCCAATTTTCCCAATTCAGTCCAACTTCATGATTTCTATTGTTCCATTTTATGGCAACACGGCTGATAACTAAATGTAAAAATTTTGAATGATCATTTAATGATATTTTTTGGCAATCAATAGTAGATAATTTTGTTAAATCTGAATCAAAATTATTTTGTATTTTTTTACTTATTATATTTTTATATGTAGACCTTAGCTCAGATTGCATCCCCGAATCTTTTGTTTTAGTTAAGTTATTATCATGTATTCTTCGATAGAAGAGTGGCTTTTTAATTACTAACTCTTTTATATTTTTAAATTTACTTCGCTCTATAAATTCTGCATCAGCGGCACATTTCCAAGGCTCAAACCCATTTAAATTTAAAAATATTTCTTTTTTTATACCAAATGTACCGCCAGCACAAGAACTTGATAAGTTATAATATTTATTTATTTTATTTTCAAAATTAATAAAATGATATCTTACAGTGTCGAACTGATCTAAATTGCTTACTACTTCATATAATAGTTCAGGACCCATAACATCATCAGCGTCAAAAAACAATATATTTTTGTACAAGCACTTTTCAACTAAAGTGTTTCTTATAATGTATGGTCCAACATTACTATTAAACCAATAAAAATTTATATTTTTAAATTTTTGTTTATTATTTTCAAAGAATTTTAAAGTTTCTTGACAGGCATCAATGCCAATTAATATTTCTATTTTTAGATTATTTAATTTTTGGCTTAAGATAGAATTTATACAGTCTTCTAAAAAAATATTAGCTTTATAAGCTGGTATTATAATTGATAATTTACTTTGATTTAAATTATCTTTAAAAGATAATTCTTGCGTTTCGAATATTACTCTATTTTTTAAATGCCAATTATTTTTCTGTATTTTTCTATTTATTTTTGAAACATAATCTTTTCTTAAGGCAGATCTTTCATTTGTATCTTTATGAACAGTTAAATTATTATCATGTAATCTTCTGTAAAAAAAAGACTTATTTAAATCTATAGAAAATATTCTATTACGCCTAGCTCTTAATTGAAATTCTGTATCTGCCGCACAACGCCAATCTTCAAAGCCATTTAATTTTATTAATGTTTGTTTTTTTATCCCAAAAACTCCTTCTCCAATTTTTTTAATAGTAGAAGCTTGGGATATACCTTTAGAATTAAAAAAATCACAATATTTAAATTTTAATATTGTATTTTCTTTGATATTATTAAAAAAATCTGATATCAAATTTGAATTCATGACATCATCAGCATCAAAAAATAAAATATTATCATTAGTTGCAAAATTAATTAAAGTATTTTTAATAATATATGGTCCAATATTATTGCCAAACCAAAATACTCTAAGATTAGTATAGTTTTTAGCATAAACTTTAAACCAATTTAAAGTCTCTTGGCAATTATCAATACCAACTAATACTTCTACGCCATATTTTTCATTGTTTAATTGATTATAAATTGAATCTAAACACTCTTTAATGAAATTTGAAGCTTTAAATGCCGGAATAATAATTGATATATTTTTTTCTTTTATCTTATCGTCACAAGAAAAATTATTTTGGTCTATGTCTTTGTTAACAACAGTAGTAGCACTTACTACTAACTCTTCTTTTTCTTCAATTTTTTTTATATTATTTGCCAGCTCATTTTTATAGTGAATAAATTGATAATCTACAACTCTTATAAAATTATAAGTTTTTTTATTATTTAATATCCATTTTTTATTTCTTAATTTTTGATTGATTATTTTAATATAATTTTGTTTTAATAATGTTCCATTTGTATCTAATTTTAGAGACAGACCATCTTTATGAATTCTTTTATTAAAGAATATTTTTTCTATATTTTTTGATGTAATTTTATTATTAACTGTCCTATAATGAAATTCTATGTCTGCTGATGATTTCCAATTTTCAAACCCATTAAGTTTATTAAAAGTTTGCTTTCTTATACCAAAATTACTATCAGAAAATACTCTAGAAATAGAGCCTTTACTAATATCTTTTTTTAATTTAAATTCAGAATATTTAAATCTAACAATTAAATTATTTTTTATATGAAATAAAAAATTGGGTATCATGTTTTTATTCATGATATCATCAGAATCAAAAAATAAAATATTTTCACTTAAACACTGGTCTATTAAAGTGTTTTTTATAACATAAGGTCCTATATTTTGCTCAAACCAAAATACTTGTAAATTTTTATATTTATAGCTATTTTTTTCTAGCCAATTTAAATCACTAATTGAATGATCTATCCCTATTAAGACTTGAATATTTATTCCATTTGCAGACTCATAAATAGAATTTAAACAATCTTCTAAAAACTCAAAAGAGTTATGTGTAGCAATAATAATTGAAATTTCAAAATAGTTTTCAACTAGCGCAGTATTACTAATACTAATATTAGTATTTTTTAAATGATTATTGTTCATGGTAATATATAAATTATAACATATATACCTATATAGTCATATTATTGATTTATACTTGGCTTTTTTATTATTAAAATTTCAGTAAATTTTTCTTTCTCAGAGGCATTTGAAAATTTACACTTTTTACATTTTACTTTTTTTGATACTGCCCTATAATTGCCTACAATGTCTACTTCGCCATTACATAATTTACACTTCAATAATTTCATAGATTTCCTTTAAGTAAATAACAATAAATTTTTTAATTTAGGCTCTAAATGTTTTGTATCTAGTTTACAATCTGGATGCTCTTTAATAAATTCTAATATTTTTGCCCTGCAAGCATTTAACATATCATCTCTAAAATTATTATTTTTTAAATTTATTTTTAATCTAGCAAATCTAATTACTTTTTGTTTTAAATTTCTATCATAAGAAATATATACTAACCTGCTGCTTCTAGGGGATGAATTAACTCTTACATAATCTTGTAATCCATTATACTCATATTCTAACTCTACAAATGGAACTACAAAAAGAGTATGGTATCCTTTTACAAATTCAAAATTAGTATAATTACTATTAACAGTTCTCGCACTAAATCCATGATAATATTGGGTGTTATGAACTTTAGCGTCGGGTATTTTTTCTTTTACAAACTTATATATAAATAAAGACTTTTCTAAATCTATAATTGCTTGATCAATATTTTTTGGCTGTCCCATAATTAGATTATATATCTAATTATATGAATGCATTCAATATATTTTGTCTATAAAACTAAAATAAAATTATTCATTTTAGATTTTTTTACAGATTTTGCAAATTTTTTTATTTCTTTTATATTTTCACTATCTAACACGGCTTGCTCTAACTTGTTTAAATTAGAATCTTTAAATTTAGATGCAAATAATCTTATGTATAAAAGAGATTTAGACTCAATAATTAAGTTTTCAATTTTTTCTAATTGATTTTTATTTTTAGCATGCTTGGCTAATTCAAATAAATATTTAGGATTTTTAGACTCTAAAATAATTTTTTCATATTTTTTATAATTAATACTTTTTATATGTTTTATATTTTTTAATAAATTATAAATATATTTTATATTATTTGTTTTTAATATAAAATTTTCTAATAAATTAATATTTGCTTTTGGTACAAAACATGCAAATTTACAAATATATTTTATATTTTTAGATTTTACAATTATATTTTGTAAAGATTTTATATCTGATGTAAAAATATCTTTTGCAAATAAAAAGCAATATTTAGGATCTTTATTTTGCAAAATAATTTTTTGCATTTTATATAATTTATAATTAAAATATATTGAAAAAAAATATGCAAAACTTGCATTATTATTTTCTTCAATTTTACTTTGAATAGAATCTAATTTTAAATTATTTAAATTATCCATCCCAAATGGCTCAATAAAATTTAGCCATTTAAAATAGTCTTTTTTTATATCATAATTAAGAGCGTGCTCTTTCATAACTATACATATAACAAAAAATATAATCGGCTTGATGTTAATATTTCATCAAGCCGATTATTTAAATATAATTCATTTTACACTAGTGACAGGAATTTTAACAGCTTCTTTTGATTTTTGAGGTTTAGTTGCTAATTTGATTGTTAAAACACCATTTTTTAATTCTGCTTTAATATTTTCTGTATCATATTCTTCGGGAACATGAAATGCCTTATTAACCGAATAAGAAGATGTAGCTGTTTTTCTTTCTCCAGTAATAGTTAAAACATGATGCTCATCAAATTCTACAGCAATATCTTTTTCTTCAATTCCTGGCAAATCTACAGATACAGATAATGACCCGTCTTCATTTTTTCTATATTCTATACCCAGATTAGAATTGCCAAATGTGTCAGAAAAAAATGCATTAAATAATTGCTTATTTAAATTTCTTCTAGCTGTCAAATGTTCACTGCCAAATGGACTCCATAAAGATAACATATTACCTCCTATAATAAATTTTTCGTAATTTATATTAGAAAGGTAACGCCATTAATATGGCATCAACCCTTTATAATAGAATATATATCATTATTGATTGTAATTTGTCACTCTTTAGTATATAGCATAGCCATAAATAAGATTATGGTAGGTATTACTATTGACCAAGAAAAATGGCTTCCAGCAAATACAATACATGTATTTTTGCTACTATGGAATGATTGGCTTATAAACGTATATAATCCAATCCAACCAAAAATACCTATAATAATTTTCCAAAGTAAACCTTCAACTAAAAGTTTCCATAAAAAAATAATTACTATTAATAAAAATATACTAAATCCCATTTTTTTTACCTATATACAATATTAAATATTTAATATTTAATGTCAATATGCTTTAAATAAAAAAAACATATACTTTAAAGTATATGTTTTAATTTAATAAATTAAATTTTAATTTAAAAATTACTTCTTGACTGCTGGAGCGGCGCTAGCAGCTGGTGCAGCACTTGCTGATGCAGTTGGAGCTGCAGTAGCTGATGCTGTTGCGGCTGCGGCTGCAGTTGGAGCACTTGACTCTACTGGAGCGGCTGATGCAGTAGATGAAGCACTAGCAGAAGCTGCTGCATCATGTGAGGCACCAGATTGGCAGCCAACGAGTGAAAGTAAACCAATTCCAACCATAATCATTTTAACGCTGTTCATTTTATTTTCTCCATTTAAATATTTATCAAAATAGGCTTGATAAAATACTGTACTATAAATAATAAATTTAAATAAATTAGCCGATTTAATTTACTTAAAGTTTAGCTTTTAAATAATCTATTAAGCTATTTAAAGGCATAAAGCCTATATTACTGTCTATTTTATTGCCAGATTTAAAAAAAATCATTGTAGGCACACTTCTTATATGAAATTGCTTACATAAGTTAGGCGAATCATCTATATCCACCTGAACTACTTTTAAATTTTTTAAAAATTCATCTGATATTTTTTCTAATACCTTTTCTTGCTCGTTACATGGTCCACACCAATTGGCACCAAATTTTACTAGTACAGGCATTTCTGAGCACAGTACTTCATCTTCAAAATTAAGATCATTAATTTCTATTAATTTATTCATATTATTTTTTTATTAAAACATTTTCATTTAATTTTGTAAAATGATCAAAAAATAACTTACATGAATATAATTTATATTTAGTAATCATTTCAAAATCAAATGAATTATAAAATCCCATTATTTGCATTTCTTTATCAATTTTATTTTGAATAAAAAAGTTACATAAATTTTCTAAGTATATGAATTTATTTTTTGATTTTGATGAATTATTAATTGTTTTTTGTTTTGCTATATAACATGCTGAAACAATAAAAATTAATTTTTCTGTAATGTGTAAACTTTCAAAATTTAAATTTAAGTCACCATTTTCAATTAATGAAACAATAAATGGCTCAAATTTTCTATGGTATTCATACCAGATTTTAAATCTTAGTCCAGCTTCATGACCAACATATCCTGATATGATATGTGATATAGTTTCACTATCATTTAATTTTAAATCTTTTGCTTTTAATAATGAATCTGACGCTAAAGACCATGATCTTGGACTAGGCGATGCATATGACGCATCTTCTAAGTCACCAATTATAAATTCTGTATTGTTTTTTAAGAAACCTAAAATAAGATCGTGTATTTGATTACTTTTAGCCCAGTCAATCCATTTTTCAAAATTAAATGATAATGTATATTTTGCTCCTCTATCTAATAATGCAGTACTAATTTTATTAGAGTAAACATTTTCAGATATTAAATTTCCAGTTAGTATACATCCATTAGTATTAATTTTTTTACCATTAACAGTTCTAAATTGTAGAATTTCTAATAATGGCGCTGTAACTTCTGGTGACGCTTTATCTACTTCATCAAATAAAATCACACAGTCAGGTTTTTGATTCTCTAAAAGATTAGGCAAATAATATGGAGACTTAAAATAAACAATATCGCTATCTCTCATCATGTCAGGAAATCCTGACAAATCTGTTCGCTCAATTACTGATAAATTAATATAGTTAACTTTAAGACCACATTCTTTAATTGCTTGAATTGCAATATGCGTTTTACCAACGCCTTTTTGTCCAAAAAGAAAAATATTTTGATTAGAGCGGACAAAAAATTTTGTAAGATTTAAAGCCTGCTCTTGATCAATTGATTGCAGATTCAAATAATTTGACATGATTACCTAATTAAATTATATATCATAAATATATGATATGATATGATTTAATTAAGTCAGGCGAACATTGATAATTTTTTTAAATCAGGGAATTTTTTCATTAGATATTTAATATCTGAATTTTTATTATTCATAGACATCCAAGATAATACTTTTTTAGCAGATATCTCAGGTACTTTATTAATTAAATTTACAATTTTATCTACATTTGATCTTTTATGTGTAGTAAATCGGCTATATAAAGAGTCTAAATAAATATTAGTAATATCATCAGCAATATTTACGTCTAATGCAATTATATTTTTTATATAATCAATATTCAATTCTGAATAATTTGCTGTTTTTAATATAACTAAAAAATCCGCAGATAAATCAGTGCTCCAGCACTTTTTTAAATCATTTAAAATAAATTGATTGCTTATCAAATTAAGTAAAACTCTTCTGTCTCTTCTTAGATAATGGCTTGCCTTTTTAGTTAAGGCTTTGCCGCCTTTTAATATAGAAAGAAAAAAATCTTTAAATGTATTTGGATTAAAATTAATTTGATATTCATCTAATGATAATAAAAATTCTATAGTTTCAGAATTAATTCGTGATGAGTGAAAAAGCATTAAAATATATTCATCATATGAATTAAAAATTACTGGAATAAATGATTTTACTATAAAAATCATTTTATTTTTACTAACATACATTGGCATGTTCGCCAGCTTGTCTTTTATTTCAACAAGTGAATAATTTTTTTCTTTTTTAACTTTACAAAGCTCTAAAAATTGAACATACTCAATATCATTGTCTGCATCAATTTTAAAAGTGTTTTTAACAAACCAAAAAAATCTTCTTTCTATTTTTTCTTCAATTGATTTGATAATTTTTTTATTATTTAAAGATAATAAAAAATTTATTCTATGATTCCAATAATCAGAGTGCCAAAACATTTGCGATGATTTTTCAAATCTATCCCAAAAATATTTTTTATGATGATTAGATTTTATTAATAAATTTTTGTAATCTTCTATATTAATATCTTTTCTATCTGTAAAAAATAATAAGTCTGTTAAATGTCTAAAAGTTGGATCTAACTTATCTAGATAAGTTCTATTATATTTAGATCTTGGCTCTTTTATTTTTTTAATAAAAGTATTACTTTTAGAATTTTTATTATTTTTCATGCTGTCCAAGATAATATATCTTTAGATTCAACTCCAACAGAAATGAAGCTTACTGGCTTATTTGTTGACTCTTCAACGAGATTAATAAATTCCTTTAAATTATCTTTTACATTTGAATCAGCCCAGCCAGAGACATTGGTATATGTTATTTTAGGTGAAATAAAATCATAAGATGATTTTGGTTCTGTGTCATATGATGTTGCTACAGTAACTGTATTCATTCCATTTAAAATATCAAATTTAGTTATAATAATATCAGTTATGCCGCCTTTTTTACAGGCATAATTTAGTGCTGGTAAGTCTAGCCAGCCAATACGCCTTGGTCTACCAGTAGTCGCTCCATATTCATTACCATTTTCTCTTAATTTTTCAGCTTCTTCGCCAAATATTTCAGTAGGAAATGGTCCTTCGCCTACTTTAGTAGTATAACACTTAGCAACTCCATAAACTTTATCTATAGGATAATAAAAACCGCACGCATACACACCTGCAAGTGTAGATTCGCTACAGCTAACATATGGGTAAACGCCATGATTTATGTCAAGCATTACCCCCTGAGCACCCTCAAACAATAAGTTTGAGTTTTTAAAATCATCTTCTAAATCTAGAACAGTAGTAAATTTTACTCCCATTTTTTGCATTTCAACAATATGTTGATAGTTATTATCATTTAAATCTTTTTTAAGAAGAAAATCATTTATTCTGGTGCCAGAACGATTAATTTTTGACTTATAAGCCGGACCAATGCCCCGATTTGTAGAGCCTATATGACCATTATTTGATTTATCTTCTTGCTTATGCTCTGGTAAAACCACAAATGCATCTTGATCTACATATACTCGACTGGCATGTGAAGGATCAATTTCGTATAGCCCCTTAACCTCTTTATGAAGCTGTTCTAAATCTATTACCATTCCAGATGCTAAGAAAGCTTTTGGTTTACTAGATCGCCAATCAAAAGATGGCATTAAATTATGAACATATTTAACTCCATCACGATAAATGGTATGACCTGCATTTGCTCCACCATTAAATCTAATAATCCAATCATAGTTGGGAGAAAAATCATGCACGATACGACCCTTACCCTCGTCGCCATAGACTAAACCTAACACTGCAATATTGGTCATTTAATACTCACTTTCTGTCATAATAATATAACATACATTAAATTTGGAATATTTATAAAAATATGTATAATATATATGCAATATATAATAAAATAAACGGGAAGATTTATGTTGGAATAACCAACAATTTAAAAAGAAGATGGAGAGAACATAAAAAGAATAGTAAAAAAATAAGTAAAAATAGTTATACTATTCACAAAGCAATAGCTAAATATGGAGTAGACAATTTTATATTTAAACCTATTGAGCAAGTAATAGACTTATCTTGTGCCAATTCAAAAGAGATAGAGTGGATTAAATTATTAAAAATTAACGGCTATAAATTATATAATAGTACAGATGGTGGGAAAGGCACTAAAGGCTATAGTAATTTATGGACAGATGAGCGTAAAAAGAAATTATCAGAACAACGCTCGGGTTATCGAAATCCAATGTATGGCGTTAAATTATTTGGATCATTAAATGGAAACTATGGAAAATCCATGAACCCAAATATTAAAGAAAAATTATTAAATAGTCGTCGTAAATTAACAGATGAACAAATTAAAGATATTATAAAACTGTATGCCACAGGCACGTACACACAGACACGCCTGTCAAAAATTTTTAACATTTCTTTAACGCAAGTTCATAGAATTGTAAAAGAAAAAAGTTGGGGAAACAAAAAACATGACGAAATCATTACTAAAAAAAATCTTACAGTCGAAGATATTATTAAAATAAAAGAAATGTATAAAACAAAAAAATATACTCAAAAAGAAATTGCAAAATTATTTTCTGTATCCCCAACTCATATTAACAAAATATTGTCTGGTAAAAAATGGTATTCTATTTAATTATTTGTCACAACAATTATCCATCAAGTTAACATAATTTATTATATGTTCAGATTCTAGATCTGCCCTATTATAAGAGCTGCATGAGTCATCAATAAAAGCTAATAATGGATATTTTAATTCATATTTTTTGTTTAAACCAGCAATTGATAGTTCTGGGTTGGCAGCTTCAAAAGAATCTAATTCGTCATCAGTTATCATTCCATTAATTTCTTGATACAGTCTTAATGACCAAAGATGTCCAGAACTTAGCTCATCAATTAGTTCAAATAGATTAATTCTTTTTAAAAAGATAGATTCAATATTTTGAATTTTGTTTTTAAAAGTTGCCGCTCTATATAGAAGATTTCTATCTATTAAGCCGTGTGATTTATTTAAATAACAAGCTCTAATATATGAATCTCTAGAATTTTCTAAGATTTTTTCATTTATAAAATCATCTAAAGATTGTAGATCGCAAAAATCTTCATCAACTCTTTTTTCAGAAATTGAATGATCGACTCCATAGAATGAATATTCTGGATTATCTCTATCTAATTCTGATAAATAAGATACACTTAATCGTTTGCCGGATTTTAGTATAATCTGTCTAGAAGAAGTATCTGTATTTTTTTCTAATAAACAAAGAATTTTATTTTTGTTATCTTCTTCAATAGAAGAGTAGTTTGTTTGTTTAAAATTATTTACATTTTTGTCAAATTTAAAAACAATAAGCCTAGACGATGCACTACGTTGTGTTCTTGAAGATGTTTTTACTATACTAGATAGTAGCTTTGGATTCATTTTATCTAGGTAAAATGAATCATTAAGCATGCTTTCAGTTGTTTTTTCATTTAGGCATATAATCTGAATGCTTTTAAGATTTGCATCATTATCAAATGCCTTTTTTACATGTCTTGTTGTAATTTCTTTAATATTTAAGTCGTTAATATAAATTTCACTATTTGGAACAAATGAAAATGATCTATTAGTTGATTTTCTAATTTTATCTGTTTCTGAACCAAATCTACGATTAAATACGCCCTTAGAAAACATAATTACTGGACAGCCAATATCTACATGCCCAATCAATAAATTTGTGCCATTCCACGATAGTTTAGTTAAAAATGATAAATTGCTAAATGTCTGTTGCAATGCATTTCTATAGTAGACATTAGCTAAGAAGAAATTTTCACAATTGTCTAAATCTTTTTGAGTTGACTCTTTAATTTCTTGTACTATAAGCTTTAATCTATCACTAATTAATTTTTTAGTTGGTTCATCTAAATAAATTTGCTCTCTACTAGCAGATAAACTTAGCTCACCGACTCCAAAATAAAGATACAAATCGCCTCTTGCAGAATCAATTATTGAAGAATCTGCATAAGATCGAAGCGAAGAAATATCAACAGGATACTCAATTTCATCAACAATTAATTTTGTACCACGGCTCCAATTATTATTTAATACAATTGACCATCCATTCCCGCTCATTTTAGATTCAATATTTCTCCATACAATATCATATGGCTTAATAATTGGTTTTACTTTCCAATGCCTTGTACATTGTTCAGTATATTCCTCAAACATTCTAAAATCTTTAGATTGTACAGGAATAATAATTTCTGTTCCATTAGGATTTTGTGTTGGAGATTCTGAAAGTAAAGATAGCTTACCAATTTTTGTCTCATCAATAAAACAAGCATAATTATAACGTACACCATTATAATTAGTTACAATATTGAAAGAGTCGCTGTATGAAAAAGGAGTTTTGGCTCCTAGACCGAATCCACCTGTCTGCACGTTATCGCTGCGCTTAGTGCTTGCAGTATATTTTATAAAAATGTTTGACATGCGATCAGGGCTGATGCCAGGACCGAAATCCTTAATTTTATAAAATGGCTCCTGTTGGTTGGGCAAATGAATATGAATTGGAATATCTGCTTTGCCAACTTCACGATGAGCATCACGAGCATTGCATGATATTTCTCTACAAATAGCCAATACAGGATTAGAGTACATCTTATTACGTAAGATGTCAAAGATCATTCCCTGATCTTGAATTGAGAAAAACTGTTCTTCTAGCTGAGTTGAAGTTTCCATTTCAGGACGAACATCATTAATAATCATGTAAGAAATCCTTATAATAACAAATTATGAATAATTCAGGTCAACTGTAACCTGGCACATAAAAATTTATATTTTAAAAAATAAAAGTCAACTAGCAGGCTATTATATAAAATTAGCCTGCTAATTTATTTTATTAATTATTTTTAAAAATTAAATCATGCTCTCAAATCAAAGGCTCTTCCAAAAGGAGGAGTAAAAGAAGTTCCAGAAGTAACTAGCCAAATAGTATCAACTCCTGGGTTTTTCATATTTGCTAAATCTGTATCCATTAAATATCCATCAGTAATAACAATAAGAAAATCACATTTACCAATATGTTTTTCATAATCGGAAAAATATTCACCCCATATTGTACCACCTCTGCCTACTACTTTTACTTTGCTCAATTCTTCTTGAGAGCATCCCTTTAATTTAGTTGATTGTTCCCAGTAAATTTCACTGTCAGCAGGTGTAACCGTACCTTCAGACCTTTCATCTAAGGCTGCAAGCTGAGACAATCCAAATGCCATATCGTCTTTGCTCATTGAGCCAGAAGTATCAAGCAGACATCCAAAATGAGCAAAATAATTCTTTCGTTTTGGAACTAAAAGACCAGAAAACATTGGTCTAGTTTTAAACTTAGTCCAATCATTTCTACCATTACCAGATCGGGCTTTAAGCAGTCTGCTTCTAACAATGTCTTGCCAAGTGACTTTTGGTGCAGTGAGTTTTCCTAGCTCATCTTCCAATGCCGCTGGGACATGACCTGCCATTTTTCTAGCCGCTTCCATTGCATCTGAAATTCTTTTAGCAAGCTTTTCTTCTGACTCGGAAGTGTCAATATGATCATCAACAGTTCCGCCAACGCCAAAAATATCTACTCCAGATCCACATTCATCGCAACATCCTGATTCAGAGTCAGAAGGCTGGTCGCCATGTTGTGATGGACAACCGCACTGATCATCATGTTCATGATCTTGTCCGCATTGAGGATCAGATTGCTCGTCACCTTTGTCTTTTTGCTGATCTTCTTGTTGATCATTAGATTTATCATTTTTTTGATCAGATTTTTTATTAGATTTATTTTTATTATCTTGTGGCATTTTGTATTTACCAATGCTGCCACATTTTGGACATTTTGGAAGAAGATTATAAAGAAACTCATAAATTTTTTCTGGTCTTTTCATATCTTCATCAAGATCTGGATCGGCGTAAAAGAATGTCATTCTTTTTTCACGCTCTTCTAGTTCTTGCTGCTCTTCAGGAGTTAACTCTCTATCTTCATCTGGACCCGGAAGAGTAATTCCAGAATCAGATGCTGCAGCTGCCTCCTCCATCATTTTTGCATTTGCTTTAAATGGATCTTTTAAGAATTCAGCATATTCATTTAGTGTTAAAAACTTTCCTAAATGTTTACTAAACTGTTCTTTAGGATCCATTTTTCTAGCTTTAAAATCATCCATTACAGTACCATTGACAATGTAATCAACGGCGATATTCCAAAGTCTAGGCAATCTAGATCCTCTACGCTGTGGATGCATATATAAAGCGTGCCAAGCTTCATGACCACAGATTATTCTTAATCCAATTTTAGATTGCTTTAAGATAAAATTAGGATTCCAATAATATCTTTTTCCATCAGTAGCCGCAGTTGGCATATTTAATGTACAAACATGTTCAACAGGATAAAGCAATCCAAATATTAGAGGGTCGCCTCCCATGCCTGTCCCAACGTGTTCGTTGTCATATCTAGTTCCAAGTTCAAGAAAAATTTGAGATAATTTTTCTTCTGCTTGAGCTACTAATTTTGGATCAATTTTTCCTATAACTTTAGAAAATTTCATTTAAACTCCAAATTTTTATTTTCAGTCACTAACTTGCTTGTTAATTTTAGTAATTACTGGAACCCACTCAGGATGTTCATCCAATGCAAATTTAACTAAACGATGAATTTGAATTTGACTACGTACTGCAACTAATACATTTTCATGTGTAACTTTTTGTAGGAATTTGCCGATGTGCTTAATTGACTCTGGCGGATTAGACTCATCTGAGTTATCTAGCTGAGTAGCTAATCTTGCACATGTAATCATGCATGCAACAAGTTTTTTAGTTGGTTCTAAACTATTATATCTAGTAGAAACATCTTTCCCCAAGAAAATATCCTCTATCATTGGTAAGAGTTGCTGATAATGCTCATAATAGTTACTGTATTTAATGCCAGCATCCTTACCAACACAACCACAAACTTTTTTGTTTAGCAGAGATGAATCCCAGCCCTTTTCCTCTCCCTTAAACAAAATTTCAGAAGCTCGTGCCCAGCCACGAGGCGAGGGATCGGCATATCTATCTTCTGGATCGACTGCCCCAAACAAATCCTTTGGATGATCTTGAATATAAGCGGTAATAGATGGATGAATATGTCCAGTCTTACCTGCCCAATCTAGCCAAGAAGAAGCATCTGCCTCAACCAAATATTTTTCTGCACGGTCTAGCAAAGGCAAGCTAGGTCTTGAGCCGCCCTCTGATAAAAGATTTCCGGTCATAATAATTGCCTTTAATCCAGGAAGGTGCCTGCCGTTAATTGATTTGAATTGTGTAAACTCAAGTAGCGGAGCCCAAAGACTAGGATCTGCCTTATCTACCTCGTCAAGTAAGGCTACTACTTTCTTTTTAGGATCTAACATTAGTTCATAAAACTGAGGCAATAAGAAGTCTACAAATTTCTTATTATTTGCAGCTGCCATAATATTAGGATATCCGCCCATGTCAACTCTTTCTAGTACTGAAAGATTAATATAAACTTCATCCATATCTGCTTTTTTAATTTCTTGCTTAGAGATTTCTGTTTTACCAGTACCTCTTCGACCAAAAATAGCGATGTTGCTTCCAACTTGGATAGAAGTTGAAACGTGCTCAGCTAATTCTTTTGTATTTAGCTTTTCTAAATTAAAATCTGAACTAGAAACTTGTTGGTTTGCCATATTTAAAAATCTCCAATCAAAAAGATTACTTGTAATATAAAATAAAAAAAATTATTGTCAAGAGCTGACAATTTTTAAAATTAAGAAAAAATTATGTAAGTGTTCAATTTTTCAAATAATTTCTTTTTATCTGAAAAATCAATATTAAATGCAGGAATGTGAATATTATCTACAATTCTAGCTGCACTAATTGTATAGTGTGGTTTACTAGAATAAATGGTAACTTCTATATTTAGACAAGTGAAACTAATATTAGTTAGTGTATCATTATAATAACCAAAACAAAATATTTCATTACAATTTGTGCAGATAAATCGATCAAAAGATAAATTGTTACTACTAGTATTATTAATTTCTAAATAATTTTGACAAAATAAACATAAAGGCAAATCAAAATTAAAAATATTAAGTATTCCACTTATATCATCCATATGGATTATTTAGTTCAATGCGGCAGAATCATCTGACTCAAATACTAATGTATTATCTTGATACTGCTTAAGCATTTCTTGATGAACTTCCCACGGATCTCTGCCATAGGATAATTTTCCAGCAGTCCATTGAATTCTAACAATAATAGAATCTGGACACTGAAGTTTTTCTAATTGCTCTGATAGCCAAAGACCAGAATAACAAACCTCTCGAATAATTGCAGATTTTAATAAATCTGGAGGTGTAAATTTATCCTCTTCTATGTAATTTGACCATCTAATAATATCTTCGTTAGTAATAAAATCAGGTCTAGGCATATGTCTCCATTTAATAAGAAATAATATATGTATAAATTATTATAATTATGAGGGCTTATGTCTTATACTGCAGATGAAATATTATCTTTAGCATCTTCTTTCCAAGAATTTACAAAAAATACTATCACAAAAATAGCAAAAGCTAAAAAATTAGATCCTAAAGCAGGCGTCAGAAGCCGAGGAAAAGTTGTTTTTCCTGCTGAAAGTTCTAAAGTTAAAGATAAAAAAGATCATTTCCCAATTAATAACGCTGCACAAGCTAGAAATGCTTTAGCTAGAGCCAATCAGTATACCAAGGCTCCTAGCTGGTATAAAGGCTCTTTACAAGAACTTGTAAGTGCAATCGCACGAGCTGTTAAAAAGCATTATCCAAGTATTGAAGTTTCTCCTGCGGCAAAAAAGCCAGGCAAAAACTAAACATTACTAGGCACACTAGTACAATAATTATAAAAAATAAGCTGTCAAGACAGCTTATTTTTTTATTTTAATTTTAAAAATTAATCTGAAAAAACTTTAACTTGAAAGCCCTTTATAAATGAAGGTACTTTGTTTTTTACTTTTAAAGTAAAAAATTTTGTGCTTACACCAATATAATATTTATCTTCAAATGGTATAACATCGCAAGAATTATACCAATAATAATTACACAATTTCATTTTAAGTGCGATTCTTGCCTGATTTGCTTCTTGAAAAGTGTACATAATACCTCAACTAAATAATAAAAGAGTTTTTATTTTATTTAAAACTAAATCTTGGTTTGAAAAATCAAAATTTATCATAGGTAAAGTGACATAACTATCACTAATTTTTAGTCTGCCCTCATGTGATGGAGTTAATCTATAAATTATCATATCATTATGTAGATGTTCCATGAGGATATTATATTTTTCGTCGCCTTTTAAAAGATTTAAGCCTTCTTGATCTAACGTAATATTATGTAAAGTATTTGTATTAAAATTAAAATCAATATCTGCACTGTTAATATATGAATCACATTCGCTGCAATTAGAATAAAAATATAAATAAAAAGTATTTATATCAGGGCTATAATCAAATTGTTTATTTACAATAAAAGTACTTGTTTTACAATCAATAATTATTTGATATTTGTTAACAGTCGAATCAGAGTCTCTAGAGTTAACATTAACTGATAAATAAGAGCCATATTTTTTATGTTTATAAAGATTGTAAGTATCTTCTGGACCTATAATTACATCAATTTCTCTTGTCAAGGTCTTGCATATCGGGCAATATAAACAATATTCCCATAAATTTTCAATGTTTTCAAAACATTTCATATATTATAAATGCCAATTAATAGGCTCTATATTTTTAGATATTAGAAAATCATTAACTTTACTAAATGGTCTGCTTCCAAAGAATCCAGAATAAGCACTAAATGGAGAAGGGTGAGGACTTTCTAATATTAAATGATGGCTTTCAGTAATTAAATTCTTTTTTTGACGAGCAAAATTGCCCCACAAAATAAATGCAACTGATGTTTTTTTATTATTTAAATGAGAAATAATACTATCTGTGAAATTATGCCACCCAATTTTTTGATGACTGCCAGGCTGGTTTTCTCTGACAGTTAAAGCTGAGTTAAGCAATAAAACTCCTTGTTTAGCCCAGTCTATAAGACAGCCATGACTAGGCGTATCAATGTTTAAATCTGATTTTAATTCTTTAAATATATTTTTTAAAGATGGTGGTGTTTTAACTTTTGGCAATACTGAAAAAGATAATCCATGAGCTTCTCCTGGATTATGATAAGGGTCCATCCCCAATATTAAAACTTTAGTTTTATTGAATCGACATATTTTAAAAGCATTAAATATATCTTCTCTTTTAGGATAAATTATATATTTAGATTGCTCTTCTTTTATTTGTTTAACCATATCTATATAGTATGGTTTTTTCTGCTCTTCTTTTATAATTTCTTCCCAATTCATATTTCAACTTAATTTTAAATTAAATTCTTTTAATGCTTTAAATAAAGCTATATTCTTCATTTTAAACTCTAAATCAATATCAATTTTATCTTCGTTGTTAGCTTGTAGCTGAATATCCGGTATATAATGTATATAATCGCTATGCTTACGACGCTCTGTGAAAGATCCATTAATTAATGTAGGATCAGTGTTAGATAAATGTGTTAAAGGTCTGTATGAGCCCCAAGTAGACATAGACAAAGATAATGCTTCATTTATAGTCAATTCACAGTCATTAAAAGTATGATGATGAGAATCGAATACAATTGGAGTTCCAGTTTCTTCATAGACTTTATATAAATCTTTTACATTGAAAGACCGTTCATCATTTTCTAGAGTTAGCCTTCCTTTTACTGTTTCTGACAGCTTTTTAATACTATTATTTAGTATATCAAAATTGCCTTTAGTGCCTCCATGAATATTAATAGCATAATAAGGGGTTACTGGCAAATCCATTTGATCAAAAATCCAAGCATGATGATCTAACATCCTAAAAGATTTTTCAATAACATCTGGCTTATTAGATGAAATAACAACAAACTGATCTGGATGACATGTAAGCCTCATTTGATTAGATAAAGCATATTTTCCAACTTCTTTTAAGATAGATTTTACATTATCATTATTTTGCAATTCTTTTGTTAGAGAATCATAAAGGGGGAATAAATTAGAAGATACTCTAAAAGATTTAATGTTTTCTTTATTGCATCTTTGTACTATAGATAATAGCTCTTTTGCATTATGCTCCCAAACCGCTTCTATTTGACTAAGAGTATATTTTCCTTTTAAAAATTGATTATATTGTAAACCTTTTTCGTCTACAATATTTATATAATCGCCTTTACCATTACGATTAACTTTATATTCGATATATTGGCAGCAAAGACCTAACATATATGCACCTATTAATTAGTTGATATTAAAATATGAAATATAATTATTTATATAATAAAGCAAAAGAATTCTACAAGTTAGCAGGATTATTGCAATATCCTATTAAAATGCATCAAGAAATTTTGGATTGGGCGTCATCAATATATTGTTCTTATATATTAAAAAGTCTTGAAGAATTAATAAATGAAATGGACCCAGAATCATTAAACTTTAAAAAAGCTATAATATTAAAAACAAGATTAAGTTCTTATATAAAGTATGATGTTGATAATGTTAAAAGTTTTAAATTAAATCTAGATGATATTAGTTTTTTAGAAAAAGAAGTCGCATTTGTTAAGCAACATGCGCCAAATGTTTTAAACAAATATGTTACTGTAGTTTTTAATGTTGTAGATTTTACTCCATCAGAAGAGGGTGATTATAATCCTAAATCTCAAGTCATTACAATTAATAAAGAAGAAGAGCCTGGAATTTCTGAAAGTAATATTCTTGCTGCTATTAAGCACATTTCTCAATTAATACGACATGAACTGCAACATTTAGTTCAATTTTATGCCAGAGAATTAAAAGCAGTTGCTGATTATAGAGATATCGGAATGCCTTCTATTAAGATTGCCCCTTATCAAGAAGAAGAGGAAGAGGAAAAAATTAAACATCATTTAAGAAATATAGAATTTTATACTAATCTTTCTGACACTAAAGATAATTTAGAAGAGATGTTCAGATTATTTCCAAAATCAGTTCATCGATTTATCTTTGATACATGTATAGGCGAAATACAATATGGAGATTTTTATAAAAAAATTATTACTATATTAAAAGAAATTGATCCAAATTTAACTAAAAAAGAATTTGAAAAAAAATATCGTCGATATTTAGATATTTTAAATGGAGATAGTAAAGGATATTCACTAATGAAAACTCGTCAATCTGAAAAATATAATAAATTAGTTAAAGAGCTATATAAAAGTTTATCAGAATATTTATAATATTAACAATTTATTACTTAAAATTAATGCTTGAAGCAATTTTAATTGCTTCTAAGAAATATTTCATTGCATTTGCTTCTAATTCGTCTTGTTTCTTAAGTATTTCATTTCTCCAATTTCTTCTTCCAAGATCTTGACTTCTATTTTTATATGTTTGCAATCTATCTCTTTCAATTCTTGCAATATTGTCTCTAGCTTGCATAAGTATACGAGATCTTTCTATTTCTTCAGGTGAAACTTGCTCTCCCTCTCTTGTTTTTTCATAAAGCTTATGACCTTCATGTTTATAAGCATCTTTGTTGGTATAATATACAATTAATTCAGATTTGATTCCATTAATTTCAAAATTTAAATGAAATGCTTGTTTATATCCACTTTCTTTATCGTTTTTTTCTTCCATTGATGAAGCATTAAATAATTTAGAAGCACTTTTAGCAACTTCTTCTAAATTAAACATGGTAGGCACTAATAAAGTGGCTCTTACAACATCTGGAATTTCAAAAATATTAGCATATGGTTTTCTATCCATTTTGCTTAAAATGGAATTCAAGCTTTTTATACTGGCTTTGTATCCAAATTTATCTGTACCATATTTAGATTTTAGTCTTCTTACTAGTTCAGATAACGCCTCTTCAAATGCTGAGAGGTTGTCAGTATAATCATTAATAATTTGCTATTTTTCTCTATTAGTTCTATTAGCCATAGCAAAAATATACTATATTATTCATATAGTAATTTGCTAAAAATTAAGCTAAATGAACCTCCAGCTAGAGTCCAAATAATTAAACTATATAAATTAAAATTATTCATTTGCAATAAATAAATAATCCAGCCTGCATGACAGCCTACACAAAAGTAACATTCCAATAATTTATAGAAAAAAACTCCAACATATTTATTTCGCATTAACATATTTCGCAAATGCAACATAATATCAAACGGTCCATCACTTTCTTTAATTAAGAAAGCAAGTCCAAAAATTGACAATAAATAAATTAATGTTTCCATACTATAAAAAAATCTTTATTTTTAAAAATCTATCTAATATTTTATCTATTTCCGAATCTTCTATATCATAAAGATCTTCAAGATCTAATGAAAAGATATGTTTAAATTCATTCTTAGATATTTCATAAGAATTGTCCCAGCCATCAGTAATTTTTCTAATAAGAATACAATTCTTGTGTTCTACAATTTTATATTTGCTAGTATTAATCATGGCAAAATAATTAATTCATTTTTATTTTGCCAACTATTCTTTTTCCCATTAATAGAATATCTTGCAGCTAAATCTATAATATTTTTGTTAGAATAATGTGCTCTAATAGCAGGACAATCATCATAAGATAATATCCAGTTTTTTCTGCTATCTAGTAGGTTGCGTAATACAAAATGTTGCTGTGGCGGCATTTTCTCTCTATATAAAGATTCCCCGGCAATATAATATGGAGGATCGCAGTAAGCCGGAATATTTGTATTAATAAATACATCTAGATTATTAAAACTATTATTTGTAACAGCAGTTCTGCCAGACAATAAACTATTACAATTCAATATTTTTTGTCTTATCTTTTTACTATTGTACCTGCAGTCAACTTTATATTTAGATTTTTGCTCTTTACCGCCTATAGGTCCACTATTTAAAATACCAGAGAAAGTAGTTCTATTAAAAAATACTGCTTTGTACGCACAATCCACATCATCAATAGCTTCTTCTTCTCTTAATTTATAAAAAAGCTCTAAGGTTGGATGTATATCAACTAATTCTAATAGTTTATCTAACTTAGATTTATCTTGCCCTGCTACAATATTCCAAAAACAATACATCCAATAATCCTTGTCATTGGCATATAGTTGAGCATTAGGATATTTTTTAGCAACTTCTAATAATACTGAACCTCCACCAACAAAGACATCAATAAATGATTTTTGCTCTTTTAATAGAGAATCAATATGCTCCATTAAAACAGGCAAATATTTATTTTTTGCTCCTGGATATCTAAAAACTGTATCAGTCATTTAATTGAAACAGCTCCTCTTGAAACTTTTCAAGATCTTCTAGATAAACCGCCATCTTATTTCCTCTTAGCTGATGAACTTTCATTTCTTTAAATAACTTATTTTCATGTAGCCATTTTATTTTAACTACAGCTCTAATAGTTCCAAAACGTTTTGGCACATTAAGAGAATTAAATGCAACATAATGATTATCATCTATATCTTTAAATACACCAGTATCACAATCATAATTACCACCATTGCCATACTGGAACACCCAAGAGTCGCCATAATTAATAGCAGATTCAATATCTTGAGATTTGACTGCCACTCTAATTCCTGAAGGAGATTTTAAATCTGGATCCCAACTCTTTTGAGTCTTATCAAATATAGAAATGTCAGGTTCAGATAAATCAGGAAGATTTTCTAGTAGAACACTATGCGCACCATATTCGCCAATCTTTCCATTACGAATATCTTTTTTTATTTTTTCTATATTAGATTGATTACGCCGAGCATATTTATCAGCACTAGTTAATACAGAGTCTTGAGCGAATTTCTCACACTTCGCATACATTTCATCAGATATAATATATTTTTTATTTAAAAGCATTAAAACCTCTGACGAACTATAACATCAGTATAACTTTTATTTTAGTAGCTATAAAAAAAGTATTAGCTAATTAATTTTAAGAAATCTTCTTCGCTAAGTAATGTAGTGCCTAGCTTTCTTGCTGTAACTGCCTTGCTGCTTGTTGAATTAGGATCTGCAATTACTAATATATTAAGACCTTTGCTTACAGAATTCTTTACATCAGCACCAGCATCAGCAGCCATCTTTTCTAACACTGGTCGCTTATTAACCATAGAGCCCGTAAAACAAATAGATTTATTACTTAACTTGCCTTCAACTTTTTTCTTAATAGAAACTCCTACTTTAAGTAGGTCAAGAATTAATTGCTGGTTTTCTCGTAAACCTATTCTTAACGATGCCGCTTTAACAGGTCCAACACCAGCAACTTTTTCAAAGTCAACTGCATTCTTAGTAAAGAATGTTTTCAAATCAGACCAGCCATGCGCCATTATTAGCTTAATAGTGCTGGCGCCAATCATTGGAATTGATAATCCGCCTAAAAATGTTTCTAAAGGAAGCTCTTTATTACAATGCAAAATATCATAACATTTTTTAGCAGACTTTTTGCCCATGCGATCAATACTGGCAAGATCATCTACAGATAGCGTATATAGGTCTGCAATAGTTTTTACTTTACCAGATTGTACTAATCTTTCAAGCAATGCGTTACCCCATTCTAAAAGATTTAATTCTGACACCCAATTTTCAATTTTGCCCAAAATTTGGGATTGACAATCATTGGTATTAGTGCATACAAGATTTTCTCCATGCATTTCTACTTTACCAGCACACTCTGGACAATGTGTTGGAGCCTTAGAAACTGTACCAGTGCCTTTAATTACTTCTTCAATCCGTGGTATTACATCGTTAGCTCTAGCTACTAGTACTGTAGCTCCAATATCAATTCCTAATTCATTAATATAGGCTAAATTATATAAGCTGGCACGGCTTACAGTAGCGCCGACTAACATAACAGGGTCTACAGTAGCTACTGGCGTCAATCTGCCGCTATTACCGATTTGCCAGTGAATATCTCGCACTATAGATTCACGAGCTTCATTATCAAATTTAAACGCTCTTGCACCTTTAGGGCGTAGATTTACATCGCCTAATAGCATTTGTTTTGCTAAATCATTAACTCTAACTACTAATCCATCAATGTCATAGTCCAATTCATTTCGTTTAGTGTCTTGATATTCTCTCCAATGTTCAGTGACCTCTTTAACTGATGAGAATAACCAATAATTAGGTACTGAGAATCCATTATTCAAACACCATTTAAACTGTTCTACTTCAGTAGATAGGTCAACATCCCCTAATACCTGATATACAAATACATCTAAATATTCTGTTCCTTGTCCATCTAATCTTTTAGAAGTACCAGAAGCTGCATTACGAGGATTTGCCTTATCAGAAAAGTGTTTAGTGTGTACGCTTTTCTTCATAAATATTTCGCCACGAACTGATCCAGTAAATTTACTGGGCAGCCTATGAGGTACACCCTTCATTTTAACGACATTTACGCTAATATCCTCACCGATTTCACCGTTACCTCTAGTAATGGCTTGTTTAAAATTGCCATTTTCATAAATAAGCTCAATGCTTAGCCCATCGAGCTTTTCTGTAACAAATAATTTATCATTATTAGCTACATCTAAAGCCCATTTAGATAGCTCTTCGGGTAAGTTAACCTTGTCTAAACTTCCCATAGGAATTTGATGCTTAGCTTTAAGCCATTCAGATGGCACTACAGGGGCACCAATAGCAGTTATTGAGGCATTGGCAGGATCTAAACCCCTTAATTCATCAATCCATGCATCAAAAACTTGATCTGAAATAGTTGGAGTATGATTATAGTAATTATCTCTAGCTTCAATAATTTTAGACTCTAACTCTTGAATACGTTGTTTTGACATACAGCCCTTATATAGGTAAGTTCAAAGCAGGTAAAAACAAA